TTTAAAAGTGAATTTAACATTCAATTTTTCTGCATCTGTAATTAAATCTTTTGCTTTAAAAAGACAATGCGCAATTACTCCTAGTAATCCCGCTAACAAGTAAATTAAGTATTTTTCCATTTTTTATATTTATTTTAAATTAAGGGTAAACTTCTATTCTTATTGAATTACTAAATAATTTGTCGTCTGAATCTGTAAAAGGAACTGTGCTGTTGTCCTGTGTCCTAATAACGATCTGATTGTCGGTATTCCTGAACATTGCATAACTTGCGCTACTACTCGATGGCGTTATAGTGAAAAAAGTTTTTCCTGCTGGGAATGCCCCGCTTAAAGTTCCAAAGTAAAATCCGCTTGTACTTCTTGTCCAAACTATCGTTCCAACAGTATTGCTACCCAACACTGTTACTGTTGGCGCACTTGTTCCGGTTTGATTTATTAATGCGGTGTAAGTTTTAACACCTAAATTAGGCAATGTAGAGCTTGTAATTTTCTCTACGACTCCCGTAGCACTATTTCTAGTTACTATTTCGTAAGTTCCAACGCTTGTTGTCGGGGTTGCGCTAAGCGTTAATATACTTCTAATTATCGCAGTCCCGTCTACATCTAATTTATACCCTGCGTCTGGTGGACTACCTATAGACACATTTCCGTTTCTGTAAACATTTAGTAATGGTGTCGTATTATTTAAAACTTGCAAGGCTGCACCTGCGGTTGTAAGTGTTTGAATCGCATCCGAACCATTTTCGAATCCTGTTTTTAGGATTATATCAGCATCTCCAGTTCTGGTTGTGTTAGCATTCTGAATAGCCGTTATTAACATTCCTGTAAGAGTAGTTGAATTAGTTCTCGTTGTTATAGCTGGGACTGTTCCTCCTGCCCTTCCCCCGATTGACAACTCGCCATTTCCTACTGACGTGTATGGTGTAGTGACTCCAAAAGCTCGCTTTAAAATAGAGCCATTCACGTCTAGTGTGAATCCTTTGTCTTGCGTTGATACGTCTACCCCGGTAGCGTTAAGCAACACTTTTCCCGAAAATCTACTTATGCCACCAACTACTTCCAAAGTTGCATTATAGTCTACTCCTGCACCTATAACTGTTCTCCCAAGTAGATAACTTCTTCCTGAGACTATGCTTCCTAACCCAGTTATGCCACTGGTATGTTCAGCTCTAAAAGCTGGCGTATTAACATTTGTGCTACTCGTCCTAGCAGCTGACCCTACACCGTTTACCGAAATGCCTATAGAACCCCCGCTGTTAGTAGATTCGCTTTGAGATCCCCAATCGTCTCGACTTTTAAAAAATCCACCAAAATGACTCTTACTATCGCCTCTGATGCCTGCACCTGTTATACTTGTTCCCCATGCTCCGTGACTATGTTCAGCTACAAAATGGCCTCCATAAGCACTTCTAGCGTATATTGTATTAAATATCTGTCTGCCTGTATCAACATTTGCAGTTTCGGTCGTTGCTCCTTGATACGTAGTTCCTGTACCTATGGATGAATCAAAAACGAAAGAACCTCCTGATTCTGTTCTTGTTATAACCACCCAATAAGGAGTGCTCGTAGATATTGGTATTGTTACATTCTGAATTATAGCGTCAACGTCTGTATAAGTGCTAGATATATTATTAGCAAATATAGTACCCCCTCCACCAAAAGCTGTTCCTGGTACTCCTAAATTATCTGTGTACATTCGTACTACAACGGTACTTAAATCAGTCAAAGCTCCAGTCTTTTTTATTCTTAATCTTATCCCCTGTATGAATGAAGCCGAAGCAGTTGTGTTAAACTTTAAAGCCACTACGGTATTGGATGGGGTGAAATCCGTACCAATTCCACCGCTTTGACTTTCTATCACTGGAGCGGATACGCCTAAAATAGATTCCCCAGATTGCGCGTAAAATTGCTCTCCGTTAGCTTTAGTGGTGGATTGACCAACCAAAGCCACACCTCCTGATGTCTGTGTTTTATTTACGGTTAAAGTCCCGATTTTAGTTTCGTCTAGTGTTTTGTGAATTACATCTGTATCAGTAGAAGATACGGTTTCAAATAAAAAAGAATACATTTTAGTATCTACTAATTCTCCTAGAAACCCACCTGTTCCGTTTACTGAAACCGAAAAAGAAAAAGAAAACTCTTCTTCTGTCACAGAAACTATGTTTAAATAAATAAAGTTGTTTGGATCTGAAACATTTCTTAGTTTAAGAACAAAATTAGCTTTATTTACACCCATGTACATAAACAATTCGCTTAAATCTATGCCGGAAACAATGCTTTTACTAACAATTATTTTCGTCAAATCTCCTGGGTTAATAATATCGTTTTCAGAAATAAAATATCCGATTCCGTTTTCGTCTAATTCACCCGAAGATTCTGTGCTAAAAACATAGCTTATTGCCTCAGATTCATTCAATGAATTCAACAACGATAAAACCCCATCAAAACTAAAATTTACAGTTTTGTCGCTGTTTTCAGAGTCAGACCCAACAAATTTGTCGCTTGACACAGGATTTTTTATTGGGTATTTTTTTATCTTAGTCATAAAATATCGCAGTTTTTATATGTGAAACAAAGATATTAATTTAATGACAGCAAACGTTTGTTGTCGTTTTTAAAATTGTATATTTGTATCGCAATCTATCACTTGCTTTAAGATATTTAGAGAAATCTAAAAAACTAAGCTCGAAAGGGAAGTGTGATAGCTCTCTTTTGGGCTTTTTTATTAAATTGTTATGGAAAAATGGGCAAACATTATTGATTATGAGAATTATCAGGTTAGTAATTCTGGAAATGTTAGAAATTTAAAATTCAACGGATCCACCAAAGTAAAAAAAATTAAAAATCTAACATTGTCAACAACAACCAAAGGATATTTTAGAGTGACTTTATATGGATTAAAAAGAAAGCATTTCCAAGTTCATCGATTAGTTGCGATGGCATTTATTCCAAATCCTGAAAACAAACCCGAAGTAAATCACAAGGACGGGGATAAAACCAACAATAATGATTGGAATTTAGAATGGAGTACGACTAAAGAAAACGTGGATCATGCATGGGTAAACGGATTAAATTCTGCATTGAGAGGCGAAAAAAATGGGTTCTCAAAACTTACAGAAAAAGATGTGTTAGAAATAAGAACTAGTGTATTAACTGGAGTAGCTTTGTCTAAAATATTCAATGTTAGTTGCGCTCACATTAGCAGAATAAAATTAAATCAAGTATGGGATCACATATAAATCTAAATAAATAAAAAAATGAGTAATACTATTTTAAGAGAAGTTGTCTCTGGAGATGAGGCAAAGGAGAAATTATTAAGCGGTCTTAACAAGAGTTGCGACATCATTGGAAGTACTATGGGATATCGAGGTTCTAATGTTTTGTTTGAGACAGCCGGAGGACTTCCTAATATAACCGCAGATGGTTTTGATAGTTTGGAACAGCTTTATTTCGAAGATGCCATGGAACATATAGCCTGTGAAATATTGAAAGAGGCCACGAAAAAGCAATTTGAACTCGTAGGAGACAACACCACCTTGGTGTGCGTGCTTACACAAGCTTTCTTCAAAAACTCTCTTGAAGAATTAAAAAAAGGCACTTCTTCTATCGAAATAAAAAACAAAATTGACGAATCGGTTTTAAAAGTTTTAGAATACATTGACTCCATAGCTATTCCGGTTACAGATGAATTAATGTTTGACATTGCAAAAACATCTGCTCACGGAGATGAAGAAATTGCAAAAATTGTACAAGAAGCCTTCATTAAAGCCGGAGAACATGGAATTGTATCACACAAAAGAAGTTTTACAGATGAAACGTATGTGGAGCATATTGAAGGAAATCCGATTGATTCCGGCTACCTACACGAAGGATTCATCAATGTAAACGAAACTCAGTCAGTTGTTTTTGATAATCCATTGGTTCTTTGCTCATCAATAAATTTCCAAACCGCAAATGAAGTTATTCCGTTTCTGGATTATTCTGCCGGTCAGGGAAGACCTCTTGTTATTATTTCAAATATGACCCATGATATTTCCAATATGATTTTGGAAAACAGAATCAAGCACAATTATCCATTCTGCATTATTCGCCCTCCTTATCAAGGTAAAAAAGGAAGAGAAACGATGAAAGATTTGGCTTTAATTCTTGGGTGTGAAGTTTTGGAAGGTATTTCAAGAACAAATTATGATGGAAAGGAGCCGGTTTATCTTGGATCATGTGAGCGTATTGAAATTGGAAAAAAAGATACAGTAATTACTGCCGACAAAAATATTGACAAAGAAAAAATTGAAGGCAAAATTTTAGACTTGGCCGCTCAAATAAAACTACAGACAAACGAATCAGAAAAGAATTATATCCGTGAAAGAATTTCTAAAATTTCTGGAGGAATTTCTACTGTATTCGTAGGAGGAATTACCCCTAGTGAAGTGGAAGAAAAAGTAGCACGTATTGATGACGCTATTTGCGCTGTAAGATCTTCTAAGGACGGTGGAGTTGTTGCTGGAGGAGGAATTGCATTACTAAGTATTTTTGAAAACGAAAATACTCTTATTGATGATGTTACAGCTTGGTCCATAAAAGCTCCGTTTATGAAAATAATGGAAAATGCTGGCGTAAAATCTACAGGAGAAAAATATCCTAAATACCCTATTGGATATGACGTAAAGAAATACGAAAATGTAGATATGTTTGAAGCAGGAATAATCGATACCGCAAAAGGTATTAAGACAGCTTTAATTACATCTGCTTCTGCTTCAAATAATTTATTAAGAACTGATAACGTTATCACTTTAAAAAGATTCGCACATGACACCAAATAAATTCAAAGGACAGGCATTAAACATGATTGTAGTTGTGGAGGAGATTTTCAATGAAAACAAAACTGCAGGAGGAATAGATATCACTGGAATAGTTGATGCTAACGAAAAACAGAAAAGAGGTCGTGTAGTTTCCGTTGGGCAAGGAACCCCAAGATATGATGATGGGAGTTACGTATTAACCGAGGGAGCAGAAGTTGTGTTTGACAAATACAAAACAACTCCATTCACACAAGATGGAAATCCATACATACTGGTTTTTTACCCAGACATCGTTTTAGTATTTTAGGTTTTTTGTTAATAGTAAAAATCCCGACTCGCTATAAAATGCAGAGATCGGGATTTTTTTTTATTTATTGAAATTACTTTTTATTAGCAGCTTTCTTTTCTTTTGGCTTTGGAAGTCCAATATCTTCGGTTTTTAAAACTCCTTCTTTTGCAGCTGCTGGAGGAATAACTGGCTCCAAATTTTCTACCTTGTTACTTTCGATTACCGGGTCAACTACCTTTAATCCATTTATTTCTAAATTTTCGAAGTACTGGTTAAGTTTTTCTTTTTGCTCCGGAGTAGGCTCTGCTTTAACCCAGTCGTTTCTTAATTTGTATTCATCGAAAGGCGTGTCTAAAATTTCACCATCTTTTGTAAACACAAGTAATTCGTCTTTCTTGATGTTTTTAAACCAAAAACCTTCCCATTCTGGCAAAGAAACTAATTTTCCTTTAGAAAGAAGTTCTTCTGCTTCTTCAAAAGTCATCCCTGTAGGTTTAAAATCAGCTATAACTATTTGATTTCCATGAATAGTTTCTGCTTTAATGGAAATAGGTTCTTCTTCAAATTCCCTTTCTTCTTCTGGATCCACTTTATTTGGAGTAGCTGAATCAAAATTCACATCACCGGCCTTTACGTATTCATCGTATTGGTCTTCAAATTCATCTGTTAAGATGTCAGATTCATGGATCACCAGTCCATCAAAATGTTTATTCAAGCTTTCTACTTGAAACAATGTTTCTTTTCCGTTAAATTTATGCTTAATTCCTTTGGCAATTAATTGTTCTTTATTCATAATTTTTGTAGCACTTCCTTGCAATCGGGTTTTTATAATATTTCTTTTACTCCTGTAAAAATGACTTCCTCTCCGTCCATTCTAAAATTCATTTCATAGCGGGGAATTTTTTCTCCCTTTTCAAGTTCTCTAAAAAAAGGGCTGTATCCGTAGAATCTAACACCTTCATAAAACTGATGATTCATTTCGGACTCTGAACCTACTGGGAAAAAATTAGAGAATACACTTTTTAGGTAACTTATTTTAGGATTATCAACCAATACATCTTTACTTATGGAAACCATTCCTTTTCTGTTCTCTATACTCATAGTTGTTTAATTTATTAGCTTGACTGTGGCTTTCTGCCGGTTTGAATATCTGTAATTTCGTCATTTAAATCCGTTAGTATTTGTTGGATTTCCGGACTAAGGTTTATAAATGGATGTTGATCTGTCCTGATTGTGTTCATTTTTCCAAGAACACCATATATTTCAGTTAGTTTTCGAGTAAAAGTGCTTGTTAGTCGATACAGGCTTGTTCTTTCGTATTCATCTTCTTCTTTGTACCTTTTTACTCTTTTGATTATTTCCTCCAGGTAGCCGTTACTTATGAAATGACTCAATTTTCCTCTTTTGGTTCCGAAATGAAGAACTGCAGCGTTTTCAAATCTTTCTCTTGTGAACGGTATGTTGGAGTAGAAATAAAATCCCATCTGGTAATCCTCAATTCTAACGCCATACTTAACTGAGAAATAATTCACTACCACTCCGTAATAACGCATAAAATCAAAATATATTGGTATTTTCTGGACCCGAATATATTTGTTGTCCTGTTCGTATTTTGCCTTATCCTTTTTATGGTGATAAACAAGAAGTTTCTTGGTGAGTCTTAATTCTTCCGCTTCGTCAACATCTGAAACACGATTCATTGTAGTTCGTTTCTTCCACTGCTCTAACGTTTCGCCTTCCCGAACCTTCAAGAATTCATTCAGTCTTTCTCTTTGGGTTTGGTTCACCCCCATTATTATTCTGCCCTTGTAAACTTTAGCTTTGTAGGTTCTTTTTTGCTTCTTTTTCTTGGCGTAAGGATTTTTTTTCATCCCGGACAACCTCCTTTTCTTTGGTTTATCTCCTTCCATAATCTAATTGAATTTCGATAGGCGTGCATTATTTATCAGCTCCTTTACTTCTTGGTACGATTTGTTAACGGTGAATTCATCTCCATTACTCGCTACACAACAATATTGGGTTCCATTAGAATCAGGCGCAATGTAATTGATATTGTAAAAGGTTCTTTCTTCCAAATCGCATTCAGAAAGAGGAACTTCTATTCCTATTTCAGTTTGTTCTAGTTGCTCCTTTGTTCTGAATATAAAAACATTTAATGTGATTTCCATTATACTTTAGGTTTAGTTAGTGAATCATACAGTTCTTCCGGAGTAATTATTCCATCTTCCATTTTTCCGAATTCCAAATAAAAACAATAGTGTTCAATTCTGCAAAATCCTTCTTCGTCTTTTGGGAAGTGCAAATTAAGTAGTTTCATCAGGGCCTTTATAGCGTATTGGTTTTTGTACCGGCACTTCTGGACCACTCCAAACATTCTCTGTATATTTTCAGCGGATTCGTTATCAAATAATATTTGCTGCCTTAGCAGTTCTATTATTTCGCAGAAAGTTTTCTTGTTTAGCATGATTACTTACTGTGTTTAATTACCTTACTCGCGATGCCAAGCATAGAGCTTCTGTCTAAGTGATAGGCTTTTAGTATTGATGCGACCTCTCCGGTTTGGTACATTTCAATTTTCCCAACCTCATGGATGTATTCTTCGTAGTGTCCGCGAACTTCATCAGTATCATTTTCCTTTCTTTCTATAAACGACATGTGCATTTTTGTAAAAGGCTCCAATGCTTCTAATGCATTTTTACACTTCAAATACATGGTTTTATTTACTTGGGAGATTGTCGGAAGCTTAAACATTAACTCTTTTAATTGTTCAGCAAAATACGATCCACACAATACTACATTTGTAGTTTTTCCGGCCAAAGCCTCTTGGAAATCATTCTCTGTAATGGTGTGCATTTCGCAGTCAGAAAATTTAGCCAATCCCAGATATGATTTTATTACTTTAATATCTCGTTCGTAATTGGCATGAATAAAATTAGAATACCATTCATCTTCTCTGGCATTGTAAAATTTACCATCGATGTTTTTTATAAAGTATATTTTAGGGCTGTTGTTCATTTATATTTGATTTAATTTTTTTAGAGAAAAATAGTCTTCCCAATCTTTCAGAGTCCATTCGAATTTAGTCTTGGTCCACAAGTTGCTTTCATTGTGGTTCCGGAGAACAGAAACTATTTCTAAAACGGAAAACTGCCTACAATACTCGATTGTAATCTTCCGGTCCTTAGATTCCTGTCTTAATACTTGTTTAGACTTATTTCTACCCATAGACTTTGCTATTGAGATTTTTTGGTTTTTACAGTAATATTTACTTCTTTGGATTTTGAGTTCCTGGAAGACCAATCCTCCAAAAAATCAAATAGTTCGTTCAAAGGACCAGAATATCTTACATTCGGTCTGTCTCCTCTAATAGTTTCTTTATTTCCTGTCAATACCTCTGAAACATGTCTAAAACTTATTAGTTTTTTTGTGTCCATATTTTTTTTAATTAAAACGGAAGATCGTCCGGCTCGTCTTCGTTTGTATTTGTTTCCGGATTAAAATTTTGGGTGCTCGCTTCCGGAGATGGTGATACCGGCCCTTGTACTTGTAATCTTTCTATCCTCCAGCCTTGAATCGAGTTAAAATATCTTGTCTCGCCTTGTGGATTAACCCATTCTCTCCCCCGTAAATTTATATAAACCTTTACTGATTCGCCAATTTTATATGGGTCAAGCAAATCACATTTATCTTGTGTGAATTCAGTCAAAATGTGTTGCGGATATTGCTCGTCGGTGGTAATAACCAATTCTCTTTTGGTAAACGAGGCAGATACTTGTTGATCTGGACCTATGCGTTTAATTTTCCCTACTATTTCCATTTTTATTTTAATTTACAAAGTACATAAGTGGTTAAAACTGCCAGAATAAAACCTGAAATAGAAAATATCACAATTTGATGCGATACGATTCCGAACAAAATATGAAGAATAAGTATTCCGGCTCCATAAGCGAACTCTTTATAGTTTTTCATCGTGAGCAGAATTTTATTATTAAGAAAATAATTCCAGAAGCCATAAAAGCGCATCCAAGAATAAGAAATTTGTACGATTGCCTATTGCGTTTCGCCTCTTCAAGACATTCCTCACAAGTCAATTCAAGTTCGTCGTTCATTTGTAACAATTCAGACGAGAAAGTCAATTCGCATCCTTCACACTTGTAATACGCTTTTTTACTCATGGTTATTTTGGTTTTTGGTTAAATTAAACCGGAATTGATGTTATCGCATCCGGCTTTCCTCGTTAGTTTGTGCTTGCTAGACTTTATGAGTAAGCCTTTTTAACCTGTAGCATGTAGGTCCGTCTGCAACTTAATATAAACCTGTGACGAATTTTCCTTAATGTTTATACCTTGCTAAGATAAGTGTGAAGGATTCGAACCTTCGGGGTAATTACCTCCCACGGGTATGGTCGCCCGTTGCTTTCAACCACTCAGCCAACACTTAACCAAAACGATTCCCCAAAAATCATTTTGATGTGACAATATTACGTCATATATTTTGATTTCACAAGAAAAACATCAATTATTTTTTATCATTCATTGAAAGCCCTTCAAATCCCCAGCTCTGATCCTGTATCAATCGAATTGTTCTAACCGCTGCGAAGTTTGTTATTTTAACATATTTAAAATCTAATCCGTAATCTTCTTTTTTCAATTCATTAAGAATTAGTGTTTCTATACCAAGAGGAGATATAGTATTTAGCTCATTTTTGTATATGTAATCTGCTAAAAAACCCATTGCTATATTTCCAAGCGTTGTTTCAGGATGATATAGGGTTTTGTACAATTTTTGTATAGATTTTATTGAATATCCCAAAGAAGTAGATACTGTTATGGCGTGTCCATCTTTTGTTGTTACTGTCTGAATCGAGAACATCACAACTCTTAATCTATTTTCCTGAACAAATACACTATCGAAATACGGTAATTTAAAATAAATTCCTCCAGATACTTCTTTTTTAATTTTTCCGTTCCTAACAATTAATGCATTTTGCCAAGGCTGAACTATTATGAAAATTTTAAAAGCATTGAAAATATATTCTAAAAAATCTTTTACTTGGTTCATGATGTTTTTTTCTTTAACTCATTAATTTCTCTGATAAGCTCTGCTTTTGCCAGGACTTCCTTCTCCAGCGATTTTTTCCACACCCAAATAGCCAGTTTTGCCCATATAGGAAAAGACCCTTGATATGATGGGGCTGTACTATTTTGAACGGATCTAGGATTTATTCCTAAAATGGCCCCGATTGAAGCATTATGGAGTCCGAAATACTTTTTAAAAGCTTTCCATTCATGGTAGTGTATCTTATGTTTGTTTTCCATTTTATTTTTTTAATTATTGTTTAGCCACTGATCAGCAAAAGCATTTGCAATTCCATCATAGGTCTTCGAGCGGACTTTCCATCGGTCTTCTGATGGACCTAATTTATTTTGTCCGGAATCTGTTTGGTTACTCCAGCGCTCGACCATTTTTCCGCTTCCTTTCGGGAATTCAACAATTCGCCCCTGAAATCTATTTGAAGAGACGAGTTTTGGCAAATTATGCAGAAAAAGTGCTGTTTTCTTGCTTGCATCCTCGCCAAATTCGAAAGGCTGAATATATTGAGGTTTCGGTAAATTCGAAAGGCTTGGGAGAACACCAACCGGATTTTCCAAATAACCGCTTTTTCCTTTTCGCTTCATTAAATCCCAGAGTTTCTCAACCCATTTTACCTGATCGAGCCTCATTTGATGTTTTGGCTTTCCGGCAGCATAAACATGATTTCCGGAAACACACAATTTCGTACACTCTGGATGAAGGCCAATTAAATCGAAATGATTGTCCGGCATAGATTCCAAATATTCGATAATATCTTCTTGAATGTGTGTTCCTGGAGAAAGAGTCGGCAATAAATCCAAACTTGCAGCTTCGTGTCCCATTTTAGAAAAAGCATCACGAACGGTTCCGCTTTCCTCGCAACCAATTAATATTAGTTTTTCCATAGCTTTTATTTAATATTACCAGCTAATTTTATAGCATTGTTCGTTTGGTCCACTATTAACTAAATGAACAGTATATCCTAAATTTTCAAAATGAATTTTAATCTCATTATTTATAGGGATGTAACAATTAATCGAAAGATTTCCTTTTATGGCTTCAACTTTAATATACTCTTGTATTTCTTTAATAGCAACGCTATCTCCTGCAGACTTTGTTTCTTCCGCTATTTGTCTTGCTTCTTGTGCTTTCATATTTTTTTATTTAATAAACGCCATCCAGTGCGTGTTAGATTAATCCTGCATTTCTCAAACATATCGCCAACGACCCGCCAAGAAGGAAAAACAATAAGCAATGTGAAAAATTGACTCTGTTCTTATCCTTGTTTTTTTGATACCGTTTTCCTAAATCAAAATAGTGCTGGTCGTTTTGTAGTTGTTCTTCTGTTTTCATTTTTGTTGATTATTTAAGTTTATATCTGCAAACCTACTATAGGGATGCTATTCATTAGATTCAAAAAAAGCTTTTGCAAAACCCTGAGAACACATTGAACGAATATCAGCATCGCATTTTATCATGTCCTTCGCCCATTGAAATTCCGGTATCAAATTCACAGCACTTTTATGAAGAAAAGCCAGAGCCGGTTTAGGCCTCCCGGGACGTGTATAGATCAATTCCTTCAATCTGCCATTAGCAGGATTTTCCATAGCCCACCAAACAGGTTTTGCAACTTCTATAATCCTGAAACAGTGATCAACCAGAAACATCCCTTTCTTTAAATCATTTTCTTTATGAAATCCATTAGCAGTAGATAACTCAGTACAAACCGGATTGGCAATAATCCCGTGAACGTTTGCCGGAGGATTATAGTTCTCAACTCCAATCTCCTCACCAATCATTATTACTTCGTAATCGTCTGATAATTGATAAAACAAACTATCGCTTCCCAGATCAGCGCATAAATGCAGAATCACCTTTTTACCCATTTTTCGATTTAATTAGATTAATATTTGACAAACGTACAATATATTATTCAATAAAACACTATCACGGAGTACCTTTTTTTGTCTCCTCACTGTTTACGTATTGACCAAAGCCTATTTACTGGGCTTTGCAGCGTATCAGCATTCTTCAACAGCCGGATCAAAACAAAGCTGTTTAAGCTATCAAAACTCCCTCAGGCGTACTAAGCGTCATCCGGAACCATAATCGACAGCGATACGCTACGTAGGACCTACAAGCGACCGCAGCCAATCTTCGCCCAACCTGAGTATCTACGGGGCTTTGTAAACTGTAGAGTAAGGTAGAGGGTTGAGGCTACCTCTCATCTGACGCCCTGGTTTGCGTATCCGAAAACGTAATTTAAAACAGGGGCGGGGTCTATTTTTGGTTTTGCTTTTCTAATTCGTTTCAAATCGGCTTGCCTTGCTGTGGTTGGGTTCACATCACAAACCAATCTACAAATCAGGCTTAAACCTATCCTATTCATTAAATAGTTAATCTTAGTATGATTAGCATAAACCAATATTAAACCCTTATAATACAATGCTTTATGCGTTTAGCGTTCTCGATTACTCCGACTTTGTAAACCAATGTACAGAATCAGCAACTAAATACGATTCTCATTTGGCGTAAACCCTTGCTATTACTACGTTGGTAGAGACTGTAAGCTGTCCTATAGCCTGTGATTATGGTTACTATAACTTTAGGTTATGGAATCGTTATAAAATAGCGTGTGTTTGTCTCTCTGTATATAGAGTATATTAATAAGATGTGTTTAAGGTGTTTTTGTGAGCGGTATTTGGCTTGTTTTTCCTATATGATGGTTTTGTACGTGGTTTTGGTTTTATGGTCTTATATTAAGTGTATTTGCTTTGTTGTTATGTAGATGTTTTATTGTGGTGTTTCAGGATGTTTTTGTTTGGTGTTATTCTATGCGTGAGGATTGTTTTAATTGTGGCCTTATAGGATAATTATAAACCTATTTTGTGTTATGTGATACTTTGCTATTGTTTATTTGTCGTTTTAGGCCTTTTTAATGATTTGCTTCAAACCCTTGTATTTGCTGAGGTTTTGTATTTCGTAGCCGACAACAAACGTTTAACATCGAATAAATGTTAAAAATAATTATATAATTTGTTGCAGGTAACAAATTAATGACGTAATATTGCCATGTGTTAGAGAGACAATAACAGTATTTAACTCTTACATGTTTATCATTACAAGTTATTTGACATATTGAAAAGCGGTGTTACAAGTATCATATAAAGCTACTATTTATTTAGACAGTGATTGCAGGGTGCGAACAAAGGTACACGCTTAATACATAGATTATATTTACTCTATTTATTAGAGACTTTATTTATATAATACTCTTTTATGTTGGCGAAATGCAGTAAAAGAACAATCCTCGATTTGTCTATAAGGCTACGTTTGAAACGGAATCGAGGAACTAATTTTAATACTATCATCATGAAAAATACTTTTGAATTATTAATTGAAAATGCGGACATCAAAACTCTTTACGCATTACTTGAAACAAATAAAATATACTATTCTAAAACAATGTTAGATTCTACTATTAGAAGTATATGTTATGAAGCATTTAACAACAATACATTAAACTAATCTTTTAAATATACTTATTATGAAAACCACGTATAAAAACTGGACTTTAATTGATTGGGATGGTAACAAAGATTTAAAATACAAATGTTACCGCAAATCATTTAGAAATGGATATGTGTCTGTAGGCGTTGGAGATTTTACAAGTATTGTTTATTCTTTTGGCGCAAATTCAGATTATTCTATGAGTTCAACACGTTGGAGAAAAGAGGGTAATATATCCGAACATGAAGCAATGAAAATCGTTGATAGTAACAACGGTTTTGCAATACCGACCGACAACCCAAATTATATTAATCATTAAATCATATTATTATGTACAAAATTGTAAGCCATAGCGGTTATTTTTACGTTCAGGATAAAACAACGGGAAAATTACTAATACAAAAAAGTTTTAAGTATTGGGACGATGCAAAAAGCGAAGCGGACAAACTGCCTAAACATTAATACTAATACTTATTATCATGAAAATTTACAGCAAGAAAATAGGTGATTTTGAGATTGCCCCGTATCATTATGCGGACACGGACAAAAACAGATATGTTATTCTGGAAAACGGTTTTGATTGCATTGGCGAACATTTCTCGTTGCGTCAGGCAATTGTAGTATTTAATGATTTAACCAAGGTTTGATATTATGAAAGAGAAAAGCATTTGCAGAATTTTAGCACCTAATTATTTGTCAGGTCATAAAGATGAAAACGGGTGTATTAAAGAGTGTGGACATAATGATAATCACGTTTTTAAAGATCAAAACAATAAACTAGTAAGTTGGGAAGATGATTATAGTTGTACTTGTGGTTGTTGGGATGATTACGAAAAGGGAGATAATGAGGTTTGTATTATATATTACGAAATAAATAGTCACACTAAAAATTAACATTAACTTAAATAATTAGCATCATGAAAAAATATTTATTTGTCACAGTAACGAAAGAAGATGGTTTTCAATATCCAAATCCTTTAAAATTAAGCGAATCTAATTTGATTGCTAAAATACTTGAATTGGAAGATGTTGAAAGCGTTAACGTTGTTCTTTCGGAATGTACCAATAAACAATACAAATTATTGTTCGGGTAAAATAATTAAAATCTTACTTAAAATCAAATGTCATGAGTGCAAATAAAAAGATAGGCAACGGATTTATCGACCTTAGAAAAGATGTTCCCTGTGAGTTTACCGAAATAGTTATTTCCTACTATATTGATTCTTTTAATCAATTCAACCAAATAACGCTGATTAAAGACGATATTATTGAGTATTGCGGGCCATTTGAGATAAAGTACCACGCTGAATATTTAAATCTGGATATTACAAAATTTGAACAAATTAAAAAATAATCAAACAAACATCAACCTTTAAAATACAACATCATGAAAACACTTATAGCAAAATTAAATAGAGAATCAAAAGTAGAACTTAAAAAAAGCTTGTCTTTTAATGAAGAAAAAAAAGATGTAAAATCATTTTTGGATTATGCTTACTATAGAGGTTTATTTTCTAAAAAAGAGATTAAAGGAATTGAAGAAATGACTTTTAGTAAATTTAAAAAAGTTCTTGTTTCTAAAATAAAAGAAAAAAGTGCCTTGAGACTTTCTGAAAAGATAAAAGAAGTTAAAAGTGTTGAAAATAAGTTATTTAAAATAACTGAAATCAAAATAACGGTTGAGTGGGCAAAGTCTAAAATGTGGGGATTAAATCCTACTGCTGAAGTATGGGTTTCTTTTAAAGATGCTAAAGGCAATACCGATTGTGAGTATTTTAAAAGTCGTTATGTTTCTGGTTGTGGTTATGATAAATTAAGCACTGCAATAGCTGAGGCTTTAAACCAAAGTGATGTATTAAAAGCAAATCTTTATAAATCTGCAAACAAAAACAAATCAAATAGAGATATTTTTGGGTATGGTTCAGGGTATGGCGTTTTACCTTATTTCGAAGGTGGAGTTGGTGTTAGTTGTTATCCTTCAATATTTAAGGCTATTGGTTTAAAATGGCAAAGTGTTGCAGGTGGAAAAATGTTTGATATTTACAACGTTTCAAGAATAAAATAGTCGTTTGAGCGACAATAAAAAGGTTTTAGGCTCAAAGCGTGTCCCTTCGGGGGCGGTAACACAAAACTGAAGAAGCAACAGGATAAAACAGCTATTTCTTATCATGGCGCATTTAACAACCTATCAATTAGAGCAACGTACAAAATTGATTTCTTTAGAAACTTATGAGCAATTAAGCCAAAAATCTAATTTTGTTCAAATCCAGGAAACTCCTAAAAATATAATTTCAACTTTCGGGATTAGATACGATGAAGAATTAGGAGGTATTTTTATTTGGTCTGGAAGTATGCAAAGATACTATTTAATAGCAAAAATGAATAATTTTAATGAGTAGTTGCGGATTGAAATTCTTTTCGTAATAAGGCTATAAGCCGTAGGTACATACCTAACTCCCTGCTTCGGTGGGGAATAATTAACTAAAAAATTAATCTTAAAAAAAATATCAATATGAAAAATTTACACACACAATTAGAAGATCTTAAAAGATCTCTTAAAATACAGGCAGCAATGTTTATATGTGTTGTCTTTTTAGGGGCATTCGGATGCCTTGTTTGTTATAATTTAGGAAGGATAAGCCCCGAAAAAGAAATACTCAACCGAGCAAAGCAATTGCCGGAAAATGTAGACTGCTACACTAATGCAGATGTTGAAAAATTGATATTTGGCGAACCTCAACTTTAAAAACCATGAAACTAACATTTAACAAAGGGTTTTATACTCTTAATTTCGGATTGTACGAAACACATTTTTTGAGTGCTTCGAGTTTAATATCCTATTTAGGTAAAATTGATTTACAAATTCAACAAAATTAAAAATTATGAAATTATACACACAACCTAAAACACCCTTTTTAATTAGAATAAATGTTAAAAAAATTGGAGAAGAAACAGAATTTATAACCCTTTGTGATACTACACAAGAGAAGGTCAAAGAATGGGTAATTAAGACTTTAGAAAATACAAAGATAAAGCCTTTTTTGTCTGGAAATAGAACTGTGATAGAGATAAGAGCCTATGAAGATGGAAAAAATGGCAAATCAATTAGCATTCCTTTATTTGGATTATCTCCAAAAGAAATAAATGACATTTTACTTAAAAACTTATAAATATGATAAATTTTATATTTGGCTTTATTGCATGCTTTGTAATTATATTAATTATCCGTAATTATTTTGAAGATTAAAATCATGAGAACCAAGCCAAGAAGTCAGAGCGAAGTACAAAGAATGATTCCTTTAATTTGGGCGTTCTTTTCTATAGTTGGGATATTAACAGCAATTTTAAATTAAATCATTATGAAAACGCACATTATAGAACAAAGAGACCAAGAAGGAAACCAATACAATTGGATTGGTCTGGATGAAGAAACGGCAAGAGATTTATACGAAAAAGGCAACGTGGAACTTTATTACGTTCGTGAAGATGCCGAGGGACTGATTGAAGATAAAGAAGATTTAGAGAGCGCAATTGAACACGATTCTGTTTCTATAGACATGAGTTATTTGTGGCGTGAAAAATACGAAGAAGGGGCGCAAAACAGAACGAGAAATAATAACAACCAATCATTTGAAGATTGGTGTATTAGTAAAATAGAAAGCTATTACTAATCAATAAATTAAAACAACAACCTTAAAACAAAAAAATGATACCATATAACGAAGCAAAAAATTATGTTCACGATTCAAGCGGAATAGAAAACCCTGATTTGTGGATGTGGGAAAAAGTTAACGGAATATTTTACCCTGTTAAAGGAACGGAAAACCATTCTTTAAAATCCGACTCTATTTATACTATAGAATCAGCAAAGCAATTTTTAAAGGATAACGGGTATTTCGTTGACAACCTTTGGAGCGTTCACGATGTTAAAAGTAAGTACGAATGTAGCGAAGAACAGGCACAAACAGTATTAAATGATGTGTTAAGCGGTGAATGGCTTTGCGGTGAAGTAAACGCCTCAATTGATATTTCGGCAGACGCTTATAATTTAACGAAGCGAGTTAGTAAATACTGCCTGTGTGGATTTTGTAAAAATGTGGAATAATAAAAACGTAAAAAATAAATTAAAATCATGAAAAAATACATAGTTGTAAAACCGTTTTCTTTATTAGAAAAAGTTTTGTTGGTTGAAAAAGATGAAATTTACGCTGAACAAGTGCGTGAAATGTACCAGATATATTCTCCTAAAACCAGAAAAAGGATAGGGAGTTTATCTTGCAAAATGTTTGAAGATTACGTGACTGAATCAGTTTAAAAATATTTTTATGAAAAACCAGGAACCCGACTACGAAAAAGAGGCTGAATACAAATACCCTGCCACCATATTAATCATATTAATTTTAGGACTTTTATTAAAACGTATATTATCATGAAAAAATTACTTATGTACTTCGTAAAGTGTATCAATCATTTTACAAATAGCAAACTAACTGCAGAATCAGAAGCAGAGAGCCTTTTTAATTACATGATTTACAAATCATCGCCTTTGCATACTCTGGAAGTAAATAATGCTTTACAAGACAAATTGCAAAACTTCTTTTTAGCAAAGAAAAAAGAATATGCGGCTTTAATTTTAAAAATTGATGAAACGTATTCGCCAGAGCCAGAAAAAATAATACATCAATTACACGATAATAAACAAATGTCATGAATCCACCACCTCCACCTTTTTCAGGAGACTGTGAGATATTTTCACCCTGTTGGTGTGCGGTTGCAGGAAGGCAAAACAATCCTCATTGTAAACCATCGGTATCTATTAATAGCTCAGTGTTTATTATCGCTATGATTATATTTGGATCCCTTTTAATTTCATACAAACTAAAAATCATTAACATGAAAACATTATTCGAACGCTTTTACGATTCAGTAACCAATTTTTTAAGCAAAGGAAAGTCTTTCGCTCCTAATGAACTTAAATCATTTAGATAGTATTCCTGATAACGGTTGCGGCTTGATTTTCGGCTGTGCAAACACAAAAGAATGTAACGGATTAAAAACCATAAAAAATAATAAAAAATGAGCAATAAATTAAAGACCCAATGTAAAGCTGAAAGTCAAGCCGTTGTTAGCAGTAGTGCTTCTATTTACAATGATTTAACAGGGGTTGAATTGTTTTATAAAAGCAATATAACAAAATGCTACACAAAGTTCAAAGTAAAAACCGTAATGATTCATAAACAAATAATATCAAATACCTTGTGTTTTACAATTTATTTGATATCTGAAAACGACAATAAATACACTTATGAAGAAGATTTGATTTTCTCCGCTATTCCTTAGCATTACTGCTAACGTTCTGGCGATAGGCGAGGTTGGTAAAAATAAAAACTAATAATTAAATTAAAAACAAATTTATGCAAACACAAGACAATAATTCAGAAAAAACTAATGACCAATCTTGCTTATCGGCTGTTAGCGATAGTGCTTCTCGTTTTATGGAGAACTTCTTTAAAGACGGTGATTTTTACACCGATTTAGAAGACTTTATCGATAGAGTTTTTGACGGAGAAAAAGAACAAATAGAAGACTTAGAAGATGATGCGACTTTTAATTGCAAAGGTTCAAAATTAGAGCCGATATTATCATTATCTGCCGACTGGATAGCCGAAAGAATAGACGATGATAGATTTTCTGAAAACAACAACGAAAACGAGGTTGAAAAAATAATGAAAGTATTATCTGGAAATATAGATTTTGATAAGATTAATGCTTTATTCCCTGAACTTTACTATGAAAATTATAAAGACAAATTCATTATTACAAAACAAGATTTGTTAGATGCAGTTTCTTAGCATTATCGCTAACGCTTTGCAGATAATCGAAGGCAATTGCCGATAATAACTAAACTTTAAATTAATCATAAATAATTAAAAAATGAAAACAAACTTTAAATTTAAGACCCAATTAATTGCTTTTGCTTATGTGCTGTTAGTAGTTGTACTTTTTATTGGTTGTGGTCACGAAATTCACAGCGGAAAAATTGTATCAAAAACTTATGAAGAACCAAGAACTTATACATATTTTACTTCAATGCCATGCGGAAAGTCTTTTATTATGATGCCACATACGGGATTTGATGATGAGGATTTTATATTAACTGTTACTGCTATTAAAGGAAAAGATACAATTACAGAAGATTTTTATGTTAATGAACAAACTTATCATTGTATGGAAAAAGGATATTATTTTAATGATAGTATTCCTTGTGAACGTGAAGATGATGGTCTACGGTAGTATAACTGCTAACGTTAAAGCATAACAGTAGTTTAGGAAAAGTAAACCTAATCTATCGAGGTTAAAGACCAAGTTCGCAAGTACAAAACAAATTATAAATCAAGCCTGATGCCTAAATTACTGTTATGCAGTGTTAGCAAATCGGCTAAATATTTACAAAAAAATGAGAAAAGCAATAGATTTCATAAAAGAAGGAAACGAAGGATGTGATTTTAGGCTCATAATAGATAATTTAGACGAATCTGATATTATTGATTGTATGATTGAATTTGCAAAAATGCACGTTGAGGAAGCATTAAAACAAGCTTACGTTAAAGCAGAATCGAGATATTATCATTCTCCAGAAAGATATGTATTATGTCCAATTGAAGAGGAATCGATATTAACCGCTTATTCTTTGGACGGTATTGTGTAGCTGTTTGCTAACGGTCTCTTGCTAAGCGAGGTTCGGGACAAAATAAAAAACAGATTTTCGATTAATAACTAATAATTACAAAAATGAAACAGACTTTAAATACAAAAACCAAACCCGAATCTTGTTTAGCAAGTGTTATGCGTTGTTGTTCTTTTTGCCAACATTTTCAGCACGAGGAAGTTGGGGATAGTGATTATGGAGGTATTTATGCAGAAGAAGCGACCTGCTCAAAATACTTCGATACTGACCAAGAAACAGAAGAAGATATTCCTGACTTTGATAGAAATACAAAACGTGAATGTTGTGATTTAGATTTCTGGAAAGTGCTTGATAAAGATAACGACCTTATTAATTTATTAAATTCAGAAGGTGGCGAAATGGATAAAGCCTATGATTTATTCAAGGCTCGCTACAATAACGCATAACGTTTTGCTACTACAAACAGTAGCGTGCTGAGTTGCCAAATTATCGGAGTTTGCCCGAACAATGCAAGCACAAAACAATAATAACCAAAGCCAAATGAAGCTATTGATTGTAGTAGCTGTTATATTCTCGGCTTTTTTACGACAATTATTAATTTAAAAATTACTGATATGAACTTACTTGAAGAACTTAAAGCATATTTTAAGAATAATACAGAAGAAAAGATTTTAGAGGATTGGGACAAATCGAAAAAGTATGACGAAGTAAAACCAACTTTGGATGATTTTTTTAAAGCACAACCTGCTAAAACAGTCGAAGAAGCCGAAGAATGGTGTAAAAGACAATTAGAAAGAAAATGCAACAAATAAACAGCCAGAGTAGCTTTCGCCAGAAAGTTGCTCGAAGCTGGAATATAACTATTCGCTAACAGCTATAAAAGTATTACTTATTCATGGGGAAGTCTATAAAATATACGAAAGTCAAAGTAATTAAGATTACAGAAATTCAGCATAATACTTTGAAAAAGTTAGATAGTTATCAGGTAAATGTCGCTGATTTTATAAGAAAAGCGATTCAGGAGAAAATTAGAAGGGATTATGAATATCTAATCCCTAAAGCAAAAAAATCAGATTGCCCTTTTTAATAATTAAAAACAAACCATGGCAAAAGAAAATACTGCAATTCAGATAGGCGTTGTAATAAAATCTAAACGAAAGAGTAAAAAGCTTACTCAGAAAGATTTGTCTGTTATAATGTCTGGAAACACAGATCAGCACACGTTGATTTCCCGTATTGAAAATGGCGCTCACAAGGGAGTTCCTTTTGATAAAATACACACAATTTTCATGGCTCTTGGAATAGATTTAATCGAATTAATAACCAACACTAATACAAAATAACCTTATGGAATTCATTGTATCAAACGAAGAAATTGAAGGAACAAAAACCTTTAAAAAAGTAGAGAAAATGTTTCAGAATATGTTGCTGAAATTATCGAACAGACGGACAATAAGCCAAGGATTGATTTCTTTCAGGTCTACTGGTGTTATTCCTGGTTCTATAGCAGGGAATAATTTAAGAGTATTGAATGATTTAATTGAAAAAGAGAAATAGTCATGAGTAAAATAAAAACAAAAATACTACACGTATAGAACAGCTCTTAAAAATTTCAACGATAGGAAAGTTAGTTTACAAAAAGAATTCAGTAAAGAACTTCATGTTTCCGCTAAGAAACTGGACAGAGAAAGATTTGATATTTTATCAAAAGAAATGATACAGATATTAGGAGAAGAGTATTCTGTTACAGTTACGAGTATAAAAATTCTTCACGGATTAGATTGGTAATTTAAAAAAAGGAAATCATGAACATTACATTTTCATTACAAGGAAGAAAGGAGGTTAAGAAACTCCTTGTTAGAATGAGATATTCTAAATTGGATATTTCATGTTCAACAAATATCATGTTGAAAGATGCTGAATGGGATTTAGATAATCAGAGCGTTATTAATAATCCGGGATTGAACATTTCGCTGCAACAATTAAAAACAGATCTTCTAAAACAGTACAATAACGATTTTAGCAGGGGAATTATAGTTGATAAATTCTGGGTTGCATCTGCCATAAAAAACAGCTTTAATCGCCCTAAAGAAGAGTTAAAAATGATTAATCCGGCACATACTATATATTTAGTAGATTTTGCGCTGTGGTGGCTGGAAAATCATGCTGACGATTGGAATGTATCAAGTAAGAAAAAAATGGGATTGCCGTTGCATAACCAGTACAAAAAATTCGTCTCCATTGTTTCGGAATATGAATCAGTAATCGGAGAGCGACTGCAGTTGAGAAATATTCGCGTTTCGGACCTGAAATCATTTGCGGATTATTTAGAAACTGAGTTTTACCAGGTTTCCACAATTGAAAGACACGTTGGCCGGTTCCGATTTTTCCTTAATCGCGCACTCGAACACAATATCGAAGTAAGTAATTCGTTTAAACAAAGAATCTATTTCGATAAAGACGAAGATGCTGAGGGAGTTTATTTGAATGAAGCCGAAATACAAAGCATTATTGATCACGATTTTTCAGATAATTACGAATTGGATATTACAAAGCAAAACTTCTTGGTTGGCGTGTTTTCAGGAATGAGATTTGGGGATTTCTCTAAATTAGACACTTCTAATATTTCAGATGGTGTATTCAAAATTAAAACGCAGAAAACAGGCAAAAGAATCGTGGTTCCCATTCATCCGGTATTAAAAAAAGTAATTGAATCAAACTTCGGTAATCTGCCACCAAAAATAAGTAAAACCGATTTCAATATTCACATTAAAACAATTTGCCAAATCTGTGAAATAGATAAGCAGATGTACGGGAAGTTGTTTGATAAAAAACGTAAGCGTAAGGTTTTTGGCTATTACAGGAAGTGGCAACTTATTTCCTCGCACGTTTGTCGCAAATCATTCGCGTCCAACTTCTATGGAAAAGTTGACAACGAAACTTTGTCAGCCATTATGGGATGGAGCAAAAACAGCAATATGTTAAATCATTATAACAAAAAAAGCAAACAAGAATATGCTGAAATAATGCATAACAAATGGAACAGTAATGAATCCTAATGATAAAATAAACGAATTACAAAGACAGATTGAGTCGGAGAAAAACAAAATAAAAAATTGTACCCACTCATTCAAAGCAGCTATTTATGATCCTGAAACTGTCAAAGAAGGATACGGAAGTGTTCAGGATGGAGCGGGATCAGATCCTCACTGGAGTTTTGCCGGATACAGGGATGTCGAAAAAGCTCGATGGAGCAGAGAATGTGCTATTTGCGGAACAAAGCAGTACACATACAACAGAGAACCAGTAATCACCGCTTACAAACCAAAATTTAATTAATAACTTTTAAATAAATAATATGCCACCTAAAGGAAAAACAGAATTGCTGAATTTAGAGAAATTTTCAGTCACACAGCTATCAGAGCTTCAAGGTAAAAAAGAAGAAATAAAAGCTGTAATTGAAGCAAATCCAATTATTGTCATTACAGACACCGAAACTTATGAGGCTGCCAAAAAAAGCCGTACTACTGTAAAAACTCTCCGAACTTCTTTGGAGAAAGAAAAAGCAGATGTTAAGCGTAAAATCAAAGAAAAAATTCTTGACGTAGTGGACAATGAGTATTCCACGCTTGTTTCTGATGTAAAAATTCAAGAAACTCTTCGCCAGGATTCTGTAGATGTTTGGGAAGCCGAAATCGAAAAAAGGAGATTGGAAAAAATTCGTTTGGAGCAAGAGCGTGTTGACGGAATCAAAAAGATTCTTTCTGACTATTCAGATGAATGGAAAGGGAAATTTACCAATTTGGTATTCGCTGATATCGAAACTGTTTCCTCGGAATTCTATGAATCTTACACTAATTTTGATGCTACCGTTCTAAAAGAGTTTGAGCCGTTGTTTCCAAAGAAAGTTGAAGAACTTACCGAGGTTTTGAATTTAAAAACTAATTCGCTTACAGAATCCGAAAACACTCGTTTGGAAAAAATCAGACTTGCTAACGAAGCGGAAGAATTAGCCAGGAAAAATGCTGAAATAGAAGCGAAGCAAGAAGCTATCCGTAAATCCGAAGCAGTTGCACAATCAGAAAGAGATAAATTCGCCAAAGAAAAAGCCAATTTCGAATTAGAAAAACAGAAAGAGCAAAAGAAAAGCGAACACCAATTAAAAGTAGATGGTAGAATTCAGCAACTTGTTGAATTAGGACTTAAATTCGACTTCCAAGATACTTTTGTTGGTCATGATTTCTTTGTCGCTGTTCTGGATATTAAAACTTACGATGATGAAAAATGGGTAAAACTAATTTCTAAAATAGAAACTAAAATTTCTACTCCGGTTGAAGAAGTTATTCCAGAAGTCGTAGATGTAAAAAACATTGAAGTAGTTACTGAGCCGGTAAACGAATCTTTGGTAGAAAAACTAATCCCTATTGAAGATAAACAAAACCTTGCAGATTTAAAAGAAATGCAAAAAGAAGCTTCATGGGACAACATATTCAATGACTTCAAATTATCCGGAGAAAAATCATTGTCTGCGTGGCTAAAAACAAATTATAACGTACCAACTAAAATCAATTAAAAAACACAAACATTATGATAACAATTATTTTATTAATCGTATTCGCTATTATAGTAGGAACAATGATAGCTCAAAAAAGATTTTCCTTCATTACAAAAGACGAATATGGGCGCTTTGATGGAATTAAATACAAACCGATTGTATTTTCAATAATTGCACTTCTTTTTATTTTTTTTCAACCCTATTCCTTAGGTAAGATTGATGCTGGACATCAAGGATTATTAGTTAATTTAGTAGGCGATAATAGAGGGGCATCAAATATTAAAGACGTTTCAGGGTTCGTATTTTATAATAATTATACGGAAGAACTTCAAGAAATACCGCTAGACCAAAGAACTGTTAAATATGGAAAACAAGTAGTTGTAGCAAAAGGAGGATTTACTTGTGATATATATCCAAGTTTTAATTATTCTGTTAAAAGAGCTACAACTGCTGACATGTTTACTAATCTAAGAACTTCATATAGAAGTGGTGGGCTAGAAGGTGTTGAACAAGGATGGCTTGAAACCGCAATATTAGGTTCTGTAACAGATGTTGCCAATACTTGGGTTATTGATGATATTTTTAATAATAGAGCTGGTTTTGAATCAGCTATTGTAGTAGAAACGAATAAACGTGTTGGAAAATGGTTTACAATTTCTCAGCTAAGAACCAACATACAACCGCCTCCAAGTATTTCGGCTTCCATAAACGCAAAAGCGAAAGCTGTTCAGGATGCAATTACTTCTGAATCCCAAGCAAAAGCAGCTACAGCTGATGCTCAAAGAAAAGTTGCCTTAGCGAAAGGAGATAGCGCAGTAGTTGTAATTGAAGCAGCGTCAGTAGCACAAGCTATGAAACTTAAAAAATCAGAACTGACTCCGATTTATGTAGAATATTTGAAATGGGTTGATGTTAATCCTGATGTTCCAAGAGTTCCAAGCACGGTTTTAGGAAACAATTCAGGAGCATTTTTAAATATAAAGTAAATCATGGGAAAGCATAAACACACTTATCAGGGAAAAGTCTCTGATAAGTTGGCTTCTATGGAAGTCGAGGAAAAATTTAGCAAAAAAGATTTTATAAAAGAGCATCGTGGAGATTATGATTTTTATATGGATCGTTCGTTTTCGGTTCTTTTTACTCATGCTAAAAAATTATTCCCGGAAAAGGAATTTAGAACAATCAGAGGATTTGTAACCAGAATTAAATAAACAATCATGGCAGAAAATGATTTAGCTTTAGTTAGCGCAGAAGATTTAAGCTTAGTTGATACTAATAGTTTAAACGAAAAACAATTAGCCTTAATTCTTAAAAAAACTCCAAAGCAGTATGTTAAGCAACGTACAGCCAAAGGTGGAGGAACTTGGGATTATGTATCAGGAGGATATATTAAAAAATGTCTAAACCTTATGTTTGGATGGGACTGGGATTTCGAAATCATAGACGATCAAGTATCGTTTGGAGAAGTGATTGTAAAAGGAAGATTAACATGTCGAAGCAATGGGAAGAAAATTGTAAAAACCCAATACGGAAACAAGGAAATAATCTACAAGACTGAAAAAGTTTTCAATCCTGATGGAACTCCTAAAATGGTAGAAAAGTACGGAAAACAAGTGCAGGAAACCAGACCAAGCCAACAACCTCTTTCAATCGGTAACGACTTTAAATCCGCTGCTACTGATTGTTTAAAAAAATGTGCCGCAGAAATTGGTATTGCTGCTGACATTTATAATAAAGATGATTTCAGGGAAATAAAAGTTGACACAAGCAACGATTCAGATTCTAAATATTTAGAAATTTTGGAGCTTTTCGAAGAAATAGAAGATTTTATTCCCGCAGACGAATTTGATAATGTAAAAAGAATCATTGACAAACAGGAAAAAAACAGTTACGATAAAATACTTAGGGACTTAAAAAAGTGGAAAGATGGCATTATCAAATAAAAGAACAGGGATGATTACTTCTAGTGAAATTGTGGCGCTGACTACAAATGGCACTCGAACAATGACGGAAGAAGAACAGAAACAATATAAGTTAGAAAACCCTTCCGGTCGCAGAACAACTATTGATTCTCCTGGCGCACCCTTCTACACTTATGTTGAAGAATGTATCATTGAACGTTTTTATAAGCATTCATTAGAAAATGATGTTGAAGTAAAAGCAATGGCGTGGGGAAAGCTTTGCGAGCCAATTGTTCACAATCTTCTTCCTAACGAATATATTCTACATTCTGAGGAAACTGAAATACACCCGTTATATCCAGAATGGCGCGGAACTCCAGATGGTACAAAACTAATTACTACAGTCGTTATTGATCCGGATGCTTCCTATATCGAACTAAACGATGATGGTTCTCCGAAATCAAATATTGATACTGTTACAGATATTAAATGTCCTCTTTCAAGAAAAGGCCATTACAATCTTATCCGCAGACTTTATGATTTCGTAGATGGAATAATGGCTATTAAAAAAACAAATATTGACGGAAACGAAATTATCCAACAAATCAGAAAGGATTCTAAAGAAGGAGAGAAATATTATTGGCAGCTTGTGAGTAACGCTTGTATCATGGGCGCTAAATATGCCGAGCTTATTGTTTTCATGCCTTATTACGAAGAATTGGAAGATATTCAGCTATACAACAGCCAACTTGCAGAACCTTATTGGTTGGTAGCGCGTGCTAAAGATGGAGAACTTCCTTATATAGACCGAGAAACCGGAATCGAAAACGTAAACATTATCCGATTCGAGGTGCCACAAATCGATAAAGATTATCTTACGTCAAGAGTTATTTTAGCAATTGAAGAAATAAACAAATAATTTAACCCTTCCTTCCTTGTAATATAGGCAGGAATTAAAACTAAAATTCATGAGCAAACAAAAAGGATTTTGCGAAATGTGTAACACAGAAATTGAGGTTACAATGTGTTGTAACGGTCACGAATGCGGATGCATGGGTTTACCAACTGAACCGCCTGTGTGTAGTGAACAATGTTACGATGACTTCATGAGTGAAGAGCACAGAATAAAAAAAGCAAAAGAATACGCTGAAAGATTTAAAGTAACCATAAAACTAAAACCATGACACTAGAAGACATCCTTGATGTGGAGTACGAAATTGTTCGATTTTCAAAGAAGCTGGCAGCTGCCAAGAAAAGAATTGCAGAAGATGAATGGGCGTTACGAGGTTGCAAAGAAACTGCTTCATTAAAACGTGGCGCAATGGACCTGAAAAACGAGCTAACAAAAATTACTCGATAAAACTTTCATAATTTCATTTTATTATTACATAATATTCACATATATTTGTAACTGATTTTGGAGTGAGACACAATATCAAAAAACAAAAGCATACATATCCCAAAAATATTACACAGGTCCAATCAAGGAGGCGTCTCACTTTAGCCGAATTGATTGGACTTTTCGATTCTAACAACCAATAGTTTACTGGAACTTAAAACCTTTAGTTATCATGGCTAAATTTGACCTAAAATTCCTTTGTTGTTTTGGCTCTGGAGATACTATAAAAGTAGAAAAATCAGAACAAGTTGATTCCGAATTTAATGAGCATTGGATTAGTATCCAAATAAAACAAGATGGAGTATTGTATCCAATATCATTAGATAAATCAACAGCAATAAAGTTCGCTAAAACACTCCGTACAGAAATTAATAAAATTAATAACGAATAGTGTATGGAACAATTACCTTGGTTTAAATTCACTCCTAAAGATTGGATGATGGGCAAAATTCAAAAATGTCCAGAAATCACACAAGCAAGATTCATGAGGTTGAATTGTATTTACTGGAACAAAAAATGTGTTCTTTCATACAATGATGCCGAAATTGAAATAGACAAAGAACATTTGGATTGTTTAATATCAAAACGAATTATAAAATGTTTTAATGATTTTATAGTGATAGATTTTTTAAACGAACAATTAGATGATATTCAAAATGACAGTAACGACAAAAGTAGGTCTGGAGAAATTGGTAACTTAAAACGTTGGCATCCCTTGATTCACGAGAGATACATGAAAAGAGAAATCACTTTAGATCAGGCTTTATCTATCGCGTACCCATCGCACCCCGATCGCACCCCGATCGCAGAAGCATCGCAAAACATCGCAGATATAGATAAAGAAGTAGATATAGATAAGACAAAGAACAAGAAACTTAATACTGTATTAAATAATTCTCTTTTGTCCGAAATTAAAATTTCTGACGACAAATTATTTTTCTTGGTTAATAATTATAAAATTGATGCTGACGAAAAAGCTATATCTTATTTCGAGATCGCCAGAAAGTTCCAATTATTATTCATAAAAAATTTACAAGAAAAAGAATCTCCTTGTACTGCTCAAAAAAATGCTACTTATAAAAATTATATTCCGTCAATTCGGATAATGTTTGAAAAAGAAAATGTAACCATAGAAAATCTTAGAGACGCATATACTTTTCTTAGCGGAAACAGCAAAGAGCAAGAGTTCTGGAAGTCAAATGTTTTATCAGCGCCAAAACTTCGTGAAAAAATATCTCAAATTTTAATCAAAAAAAATACGCCAAATGGATCATCAACAGCAACCACCACAACCAGAACAAGAAACCGATAGCCTATCCATAAATAAAATCAAGTCTGATTTCGGTTTTAATAAATACAACTTTCTAAAAACTTTAGCCCCAGAAGATTTAACGGAATACGAAGTAGAACAGATGAAAAGGTTTGAAGATATTCATTTTCAGTCGGAGGAGCAAAAAGAGAACCAAGCAAAGCATTGGCAAAAAGTGAGAGAGTCAGTTGTTGAAGTTGAAAAGAAGTTTACTAAAAAAGAACTTTGGAATTTATTTTTGAAAACATTCAAAGAGCTGCACGGTAAAGAGTTTATTTACAGCAATGAAATTCTGGAAAACATAAAGCCTATCATGTATTATTTCTTGAAGGATGATAATTTCTTCTTCTGTAAAAACCTGTCGGATATTTCTCAGCCAAGTTTTGATAAAGGACTTTTGATTATTGGAAATTTTGGAAATGGAAAAACAGCGGTCATGGCCACATTCGAAAAAATATTTAAAGGCATTAAATCGAAATCATTCAAAGGATATTCTACAAACGAGGTTGTTAACCTATTCGAAAAGATTAATCCTGCGTCAAATGAGCAATTAATCACGAGATCTGAGTTTGATAAAATGATGAATACTGGAAAAAGGTATTTCGATGATGTTAAGACCGAACGCCACGCATCTAATTTTGGAAAGATGAATTTAATGAAAGATATTCTGGAAGTTCGCGAAAAGAATAATTTAATGACTCACATCACCTGTAATTTTAAAGATGGATTTGATAATGATATTCAAGCCGGACTTGATGAATTTGAAGAAAAATACGGCAGCCGATTGTATGATAGAATTTTTAAAATGTTCAACATTATAGAATTCAAAGGAAAAAGCTTCCGTAGATAAACCTAAACAGCCATGACAGTAAAGGATTATATTTTATACGACAAACCAAAATCAAAGTATCATAAATAGACAATTACTGGGCGGTTATCATTAACGTCCATCGCTACACTTTCGGCTTGGAGTAAATAAGCCAAGTATTTCGGATAAGCGAAATAATTACAAATACAAAACAATATTAACCTTATGCCCAATGCAAAAGCTGAAATGTAGCGATTGTTAGTGGCAGTTATTTAAACAGTAAACATATTATGAAAAAATTTATTTCAGTTGAGAAATACGCAGACAATGGAGATTTTTCGCATTACGAATTAGTTGACGAAAAAGGAGAAACTATTATCAAAGACATTATGCAAACTAAAGAACAAGAATCAAAGTTTGATAAAGTAGAAAAAGAAATTCAAAATAGAATTGATAGAACATATCAGCATTCAGAAAAAATAAAAGACAGAACCGAAAAAGGTAAATATGAAGCCATTACAAGTGCATTCGTTCTTTTGAAAATGTGGGTTTATGATAATTGCCACTAACGTCCTGCGGCTTTGTCGTCGTTGTGGTGAATGAACCTAAATCTTAAAAGTACAAAACTATGTTTAAATTAAACCTAAAAAAGCCATTTACTATACACGTTGTTATGCGTGGTTTACTTTTCAAGTATGTTGATTGGGAAAGGATGTGGTACAATCCAAAATGCAATTTTAAAAACGGAGATAAAATAAAATTGAATTGGAAAGCAAAAGTTATGGGTTACGAAATGGAAAAATCAATGACTTTTTTAAAAATAGATAATGATGGTGTTGTAGATACTAAAGAAAAAGAGTCTTGGAATATCTATTGGCTATGTCGTGCATAAATCACGCATAACGGCGGATGCTACACGCCGGATGCCAAGATAAAACTTGAATCAATGCACAAAACGCCTGCATATAGCTTGTAGCATATGTTAGGGATATACCACGAACGAAACTAAAATTATAAATAATGATAAATTCACTAGATTTTTTAAAATTAAAAGAACAAATTTCAAAATCAAGATTGTCAAATGATTTTGAAAAAAGTTTAATGCAAAGTATCTTAAATTATAACGCAAGTAACTTTATTCGTTATAATGGATTCAAAGAAAATATAGGTGTAAATATGACTTATAAGCAAGAAGATATTATTGAAAAACTTTTTGAAAAATACAAAGACGATAGTATTGATGGGGATATTTATGAAAGATACACGAAATTATTCTTAGAAAAAGGAATTGAATTAAATTCATTTGATAAAAGGCACTTAGAAACTTTTAAAGGAATAATAAATGAATCTGAAAACTTTAAAAAATGGGTTTCGGAAATACTACCCACAATATAGGCGGTTATCCCTAACGTTCCCGCGCTACAAGCAGTTTGGGATTAAGGAAGCCAAATCTTCGGATAAACACAAATTTATCAGATACAAGACCAACTTTAAATTCAGCCAAATGCCCAAATTGCTTGTAGCGTGTGTTAGCCGTTCGGTTTTTTATTTAGTTTCTGTTTATTTTTATTTACCATTTCACTTATAGTAGATGGTATAATTTCGCCATTTAGATATGCATATAAAAAAGTTTTTTTTAAACAATATAATAGAATAATAACAAATGATACAAATGCATATTTAGTTGCAGTAAAATTGGGATTTTCAAATGAATTTGCTAAAAGAACTAAAAATGGAATAACTAGTAAACTTAATGAAGTATATAAAAAACTCAAAATAAAGAATATAAATTTATTTTTAATTTTTCCTTTTTCAAACTCGTTAAACTGTATAAGCTGTGGGTAATATAAAAGTTTACAATAAATTAATAGTATATAAAAAAATGTAAATTGTAAAACAGTTTTAAATATTAAATTAAAATCTATGTTTTTAAAAATATAAAAGTATTCCATTTATATAAAATTATGTGGTTAATCATTCTGCCACTTTAAAATCCTAAAAGTTGAAATTATGTCAGATAAAAAGTTTAATGATTTTATAAAGTTTTGGATTTTTACAATGCTTTGTATGCTATGTATAATCCTACTATCGTTAAAATAGCAGTTACAACATACCACACATTGTTTCCTTTTTGAATCCACTTTTGTTTATTCATCCATTTTAGTTGTTGCTTTTCGGGAGGAGTAAGCTTAATGTAAAAATAAATAGGTAAACTATTATTGATATTAATTTTAGCATTGAAACCTCCGTATTGTTCATCAGTTTCATCTAAAAAAACGACATCGTATGTATTTGGTTTTATTGGGAAAAAATGTTCTCCGTGTTGGCTTTTTAGAAAGTTTACATTTTCGCTCTCGATAAATTCTAAAAGGATATTTTTTTTTAAAATTAAGGTTCCATATTCAAAACAAATATTATTATTAGATGCAGAATAAGCTTTCAGTTTTAATTCCATATTTATTTGTTTAAATGTGTTAAATTTTAATCGCTTCCAGTTTCTTTTCTTCAAACTGACGGCTAACGTTTCGTGGCTTGGGTTTCGGCTTGGTGCTGATACAAGACTAATTTTCGGATAAATAATAATCTCAACAAATACAAGACAATGGATAAATTAAAAACCAATGAAAAAGCTGAAACCAAACCACTGTTAGGCGATGTTTCTTCTTGTGCGCATATCTATAATTTTTATTGGAAACGTGGAAAATGCAAAGGTTCAAAATGTATCCTTTGTGGAAATTTAGACAGAACATTAAAACCAAATGTCGGGTGAAATATCGCCTAACGTATGGTGATTGTCGCTGTTGCCAAAAAACAAACCGATTCATTAAATTAAAAAACAATAATTAAGATGCAAAACAATAATCAAATTCAAGACCAATCTGGCAATAGCTACAATCACGTGTTACCGCTTGTTGTTCTGGTCGGTTGCGAGGAATCACAGGCAGTTACAATTGAATTAAGAAAATTAGGACACGAAGCGTATAGTTGTGATTTAATGCCGTGTTCAGGCGGACACCCCGAATGGCATATTCAAGGCGATGTGTTGAAAGAAGCTTATAGCGGTAAATATGATATGGGGATATTTTTCCCGCCTTGCACATTTATGAGCCGAGCAGGGGCAAGATGGATGTACCCAACTGCGGGTAATTTGTGTCCTGAAAGATTAAAAAAAGCGATGGATGCAAAAGATTTCTTCTTGAAATTAAAAAACGCACCAATTGATAAAATTTCATTAGAAAACCCACTACCATTAAAAGTTGTAGGACTGCCAAAAGAAACGCAAACTATACAACCTTATCAATTTGGACACGAATTTTCAAAAAGAACGTTATTATGGCTTAAAAACCTACCTGAATTGAAACCAACTGATATTAAAAAAAACTACGTGCCTTATTTACCGAGCAATACTGGTGGAAAAAAAAGAGATCAGAAATATCAGTTCAAGAATATAAGCCAAATAGAAAGCAGTAAAACTTTCCCAAATATTGCCAAAGCTATGGCGCAACAATGGGCGGGAAAAGTTCTCGTTACCGAAGAAGTTGTGCAATAAGCGGTAACTATTCGCTAAGAGCATAAAAACACAAGCCACATGCTAATAATAACAATACAATACACTTGTAAATACTGTGTTTCGTTTTCTCCAAATTATGTGTTTACGAAATGCGGTTTGTGTGTTAATTTAAAAACTAATCGAATTATAAAACAAGTTTACAACAGCAATTGCATTGGTTATACTATTGATGGAAAATTCAAATCGCTTACTTTTCTAAAGAAGCATTTAGAGAGAATAAAAACAGAAAAAATACCTTTTTAATAAAAAAATTATGAATACATACGAATTTGAATATTTTTACAGATACGCTCTGGATCAACAGGATTTTGATCGAGTTGAAATTGAAGACGAAACAGAATCGGCAGCCTATCTTCAAGTAAAAGAAATTAGGAAGTGGGTATTCGGAATAAAACTAATTAGTATTAACGGAATAAATGTAGAGCCATGAATTGGATAAAGAATTTAGAATACACAGACCCTCAAAATTTTAAAGAAAGAATATGTCAGTTTTTATACTTATTGATATCTTCAATTATAATTATAATAGTTTGCGCTATGATAGCGTGTTATTTTTGTTTTTTACTATTTATTTTAGATTGGATTTATTGGATATTATCTGGGAAAACAGTGTTTTGGAAAACAATATGGAATTAAAAAAAAATAACTATGAGTGAATTTAAAGGAACAAAAAACAATTGGCACGCTATAGAGTTTGCCGGCACAATAATTTTAAAAGATTCACCGTTTTATGAAGGGAAGAATATTCTGGACTACGATGATGTTGGAAAGGAAGTAGCGGATGCAAATGCCAAATTAGCCATTTCTGCTTCAAAGCTATTATCTGCCCTTGAAAAAATAGTAGAAATGAATCGCCAACATGCCGATGATGAATACGGAGATCCGGAAAAAGCAGAATCATGGTCGTGCGTAAAAGTAGCTAGAGAAGCAATTAATAAAGCGTTATTATGAGATGTATTAATTGTAATCAAAAATTTACTCCAAAATATTTTCTTCAAAAGCATTGTGATTCTCCAGACTGCAATGATTCAAAACAGGAATATCAGGCAAATAAAATATCTGGTGTAAAGAAAACGCAGAAACCAATTAAAAAAGTTTCTGATAAGCGATCTGTAGAAAACCTGCAGTACTCCGCTGACCGAATTGTTTTTCTTGGTAAGCCGGAAAATAAAATTTGTCCAATCACCAAAAAACCAACCACGGACATCCACCATAAACGCGGAAGAATTGGAACCTTGCTTTTAGATCAAAGATATTGGATTGCATTATCTCGTGAAGGCCACAAATATGTCGAAGAAAATCCTGAATGGGCCAAAAGCAATGGCTATTCTCTAAACAGACTATCAAATGAATGAAATAAAACTAACAATTCCATTACTAACCCATGTTCGTAAAACCAACAACAAAATTAAAGCCGACAAATATATGAAGATAAACAACCAGGCTATTTATAATGGGAGTTTGAATCATTTTTCCAGGGCAATAGTTGTGAATTACCTACATGAGCATTTTTCAGATAATATTGATCCCGAATTCAAAGGATTAAATATTTGCTCAAATAACATTTCGCTGCTATATGAATTTCATACCGTTTTAAATCACGGGGATGTAAGAAGACTGAAAACCGGAATATCGTGGAACCTACCAAAAAAAGATTATTCCCCTTCATGGGATTTAGATAATCTAGCGGATTTGTGGACTAAAATAGGAAATGACACTTTAGTTTTGGATAATGTAATAAAACAGGATACTGTTGCGTTTATAAAAGAAAAGACCTGCCGTTTTGTAGAAATAAAAGAATTGTTCGATGCAAGAATAGAATTAACCATAACTTATTAAAATATGATAACTTTAAAAAATAGGCTAGAGATAAAAACTGATATTGCAGAATTGAGAAAAATATTAGATGAAGTTGATTCTGGAATCAATCATACTAAAGCTTCTAGCAGACATATTATGTGCTTAGGATTATCTGACGAATGGTTGATTTCTAATAAAATAGAAGTAAAAGAAGTATATTCTAATGAAGAATCTATGCGTATTTGCAAAATACGAAGTTTTGAACAAAGTTTGCGTATTTATTTAATAACCAATGGAAAAACGCTTAAAGATAATGCTAGAACATATTTATTTGATTCAGAGCCTTACGTAAAACTTACAGATATTCTTCCATTAAATACATATATATTATTATCCTCTTGGTGTGTTTCAGGACATTGCAGCTCTATGGTTGAGTTTAACAATGAGACATTTTTATCTATTGATTATTTTAGAGTGGTTAAGAATGAAGAAGATTTCGAAAAAGAAATGAAAGAGAATTCAAACAATAAATCAGAAAAAATACTTTTACAAAAAACGTATGTAATGATTGATCATAACACGGGTTTCTATAAAATAGGGAAGTCAAAAAATGCTATAGAAAGAGAAAAAACTCTTGCCTCTGAAAAGCCAACTATAGAATTGGTTTTAGTTTGCGAAAATAACATAGAGACAAATCTACACAAAAAGTTCAGAGAAAAAAGAATACGTGGAGAGTGGTTTGATTTACAAGCGGACGATATTTTAGAATTAATAGAAAAATATGAATTTAAAAAACCGTTAAAATGAAAAACACAATACATGGATATCCAAATCCAAAAACCAATACTCAGGAAATTTTATTAGAGCTAATTTTAAATGGAGAAGTTTCTATATTCTCATTCCCATATTTATCAGGATTTCGCACTAGGGTTTCTGAGTTATCTTTGACTCATAAGTTAGAACTGGACAAAGAGATAAAATCAGATTACAATAAATTTGGGAATTCGTATTGGTATGCATTACACAAGTTGCCAGAAGAACAAAAAGAATATGCAATTGAATTATATTCAAAATTAATTAGTAGAAACACTTAAATCAAATAAAATGAAATCAGAAGTATTAGAACAAATCAGTAAAATTACTGGAATAGTAGGAACATTTATTGAGAAACAAGATCAGGAAATAAGTGATCATGTAAAAAAAATAAATGATCTAAAAGAAGAGGTTGCTGTTTTAGAGGAGGCTATTGAAGAAAAGGACAATAGTTCTTATGAACTCCCTAAAAACTTTCAAAGCAATATAGTTACAGACTTGGCACTGGAAAAGCTATTTGAAAATTTATCAAGAATTCCTGCTTCCGATTTAGAAGACTTCGTAAATAAATACGCTGTATAATGAGTACGATAATCGTAAACAGCGTTGATTTACTAAAATCAATCAATGTAGTGGCTCCGGTTGTGAAGGATCGGACCACTCTTCCGATATTAAGTAATTTATTGATCAGTGTTCTGGACAATGAATTAAAGATAACATCGTACAACCAGGAAACTCGTGCCAGCATCACAATGAAGATTGAGAGCGATGAAAAGTTTGCTTTTTGCGTTCAGAAATCTCTCCTATGCAATATATTAGCAAGTCTGCCAAGTATTGAGCTGTCTCTGGAATTAAATAAAGTAATGCTTGATATTTCTTCTGATTTAGGATCATACAGTTTGCCTACAGAAGATTTTAGATTGTTTCCGGAAAGCCCTAACTTAGGTGATCTTAGTTTTTTCAAAGTGGATTCTGAATTATTCTTGGACGGACTTAGGAAATCAATTCCTTTTGTTGATACCTTGACAGAGAACCTTAATAGAGTTTTGATAAAGTCAAAAGATAATCAATTGAATATTGCTGGCATTAGTAATATTTGTTTCTATGAGAAGAAATTCGATTACAATGGGGATGATGTAGATATTTTATTGACAACGGAATCTGCGAAATTCATCAGTCAAACAATCAACCCAGATGCCGACTTATCAATAAGGTATAATTCAGGGTATTTCTGTGCGTATTTTGATAATGTTTCAATTGAAACACTTCAATTAGCAGTTAAGCCACCGGATTACGGCAAAGTTTTGGACTCACTTAAAAAAGACAATTGCTTGAAAATAAACAGAGAATTGTTCTTGGCTTGTGTGAAAAGATTTTCCGCTATTGCAGACAAGGATAGCAAATTTTTAATCATGGAAGTATCGAAGGATAAATTAAATCTTTCCTATGAAAACGACTTCCTTAAACACACTGCCAAAGAATCTATAACAGATTTTGTTTACGAAGGAATTGACATAAGAATGGGGTTGAATATTAATAAATTCAAAACTGTTTTATCTACTCTGGAGCAAGATGTGAGTATGTATTTCAGCGCTTCAAATTTTCCAACATTGTTAGTGGAAGATAATACGAGAATATTGTTCTCCCCAATGAAAGCGACTTAGTCATGCCTCGTAAAGCAATGGACAAGGTTCAGATAACACCTGAGCTTATGAAACAGCAAAAAGACATGCGCGCTTTTCTCCGGAGCCAACCTAAAATTGAATGGAAAGAAATAAAACCGATTGGCTTTCAAGTCAACGTAGGGACAATTCCGGAGGATGCAGCCGAAGAGTTTTTAAGAATATGTTATCAACACGAAACTAAAAAATAATTTATGACAACTGCAGTTAATTTATACAAAGAGCCTTATGATGTTTATATCGGACGTGAAGGCAAAGGTAAAAGTGGTTATTTTGGAAACCCGTTTAAGCTTGAAAAAGGAGAAGATAGAGGTTCTACGTTAGAGAAATACAAAAAATGGTTTTTAGAAAGATTAGAAAATGATTCCGAATTCAAAAGCAGGGTTTTGGAATTAAAAGACAAAAAGCTTGGATGCTTTTGCAAACCTCATGCTTGCCATGGAGATGTAATTTCCGAATACCTGAATAATTTAACTCATGAGCCATGCCAACAAACGAAATAACCTGCGTGAATAAAATATCTTCTAATAACAAATACGATGTTTTCGAATATCGAGACATGTACAATGATGTTAAAACCGTAGAGTTTCCTATTACTTGGGAAATGACAATTGAAGAAGTTGAAGAATATTTAACAAACCCTTAGAACTCAAAACAATGAACTTAAAACTAAACAACGAGCAAATAGCTTATATAAATGGATTAGATGCTCCAGAGGCCAAACAAGAATTTTTGCTGAATTGCTTCTTGCAACAATGTGAATTAGCAATTGCTATTGAAAAAGACAATTTACATAAAGAAAATTATGGTTCTGATAGGTTAATAGCTACCGCATTATCTATTATGGCAAACAAGCGAAAGTCTAATATCGAATACATTGATCCTGACGAGCCAAAAGAAGGAAGCAGAATTGACTTAGACGGAAGCTCTACTACAACAACTTTTTTGTCCAGAGAAAAGTTTGATAAATTCATTGAAGATAATGGATTAAAGAAATTCACTCCTCCGGAATCATCAAACGAAAGCAATTCACGTTTTATTCCTATTGCGGAATACTTATCAAAAGAAGAGATAGATCAAATTAGACAATCAAACTCCAATATTGATAATTATCTTGTTGATACAAAATCTTGTACCCCAGAATTTTTATCGAAAGAACAACTAAAGGGCAAGCACCTTTGGATTATAAACGGTACAGAATTCAAATTCACAGATAGTTCATCAATTGTCACCAAGGCATCTGATAAACCAGTATATTTCGGAACGATTAATATGAAACAATACGAATATTTAGCAAATCATAGATACGCTAAAGAAGATTTGCAAAGTGCTTTTGAAGCATCAAGACAAGACATAATGGGAATTCCATTGTTTAATAATTTTGAAGAATACTTAAAAGCAATAACTCCTAACATTTAGTTAGGAGTTATTTATTAATTTGGAGTTGGAGGTTTTGGTGGCGAAGGAGGATTCGGACCAGAACCTTTTCCTTTTTTACCTCCTGATTTGGATTTCGATTCATAATTCTGAACGTTACCTAATCCAAGTACTGACCAATAAGTCAAAAAGTCTTTCACGGCATCCGGATCTTCTTCCATATTTTTTTTAATAGAACCAATAAATATTGGATACAATGAGAAAGCTTCATCCTCCGAAAGTTTTTCGCCAAACTTATTCACTCTCACTGTTTCTCCAGTAGTTTCATCAACTTCTTCTTTTGAGGTCATGTAATGATGAAATGCTTGAAATCCTGGAGATTCTTTATTGAATAGAAAACGAGATGCTGCATCTCCTCTGCTTTCTATACCAAACCTGTCTTCACCAAATTTATATTTGGTTCCGTCAGCCTTTTTCACTTCCTCAGTAAATAGTCTGAAATATAGCGTAATCAAAGGAACGTAACCACCCCAAGGATCATATCTAAAATTTCCTTTACGTATTTTTCCGAAATCAGAACTGTTTGGATCGGTTTCTATTGTCATTTCTTCATCGTCATCATCTTTGAAAGCATTATATGCTGCCATGATAAACAAAATAGTAGCTGTTGTTGAAGCCACAGATTTAAACATAGTTGCCATAGCCATTTTACCTGCAGTTGTTTGTTTAAATTTCCCATTTTTAAAATTAGCCTTATTAAGCTCATAAACCATATACCATGGATTTAATTGTTGAAAAACAGACACAGCGTTCTTAAAAGAAAAGAAAAAAACATTTAATAGTTTTTGATTTGTAACTAACGCTTTTGGTTTTGCTCTACCTGAAAAAGTTCTAATATAACTTGCTAAAGATTCATAATCTTCGGGATTATTTACAGGATCTTTTCCTTCCGCTTTTAGCTTATCTACTCCACGAACAAACTCTTCGAATCTCAACTGGTTCCCGTAAGCTGAAAGACCTCTTTCGATGGCTTCAAATGCATTTATATTTTTCCATTGTTGAGAACGCGAAATCTTATCTTTTTCAGTGATTTCTAATTTATCCTTGGCTACTTTGTTGTATTGCTTTTTAAAGATATCAATCATAGTGTCTCCAATAGATTTTCTTTTTGCATCTGTAAATTCTTTTCCTCCTAATAGTTTCGTAGCTATCATAGGTGAGTTCCAAATAAACCTCAACAAATTGCCAGAAGCCATCTCTTCACGAACTTCATTTCTAAGGTCCGGCTGTGTGATCCCAATATCCAGTTTTTTTGCTAATCCATACAAAGGATGCCCAATTAATTGAGCCATAGCTTTTTCACTTTTCTTTTGAGAACCGATCGACCCAAATAACTTCAAAAACTTTTTACCTAATTCTTTCGGACTTCTTAATAATTCTGAGTAGGTAAAGCCTCTTAGCTGAATACCTATAAGACCTAAATCCAAAGAAGCTTTTACAGCACGAAGTAATCCTAGTGATTCAAGAGCTGCGTCCAAAAACTTTCTGGCTTTAGTTCTGTTTTTTAATTCTTGGATATATTTAAGTTTTTCAAAATGCTCATAAATTTCTTCTTTTTCTGCGCGCAGATTATTTAATTCATCATCTGCCAGAATAGGTTTTACTTCTTTTTTAGCAAAATCTTTGTTAGCTATCCTTTCTTCTAAATCAGATATTTGCTTTTTAACCCTCGTTTTTGCCGTTTTTAAGCGTTTTTCTTCCACAAGCCCTGCTTCTTCACGCAAAAGTTCTTTTGCTGCAACTAAGCCTTTCTTTTGAGTTCGTAAATTTTCAAGTTTAGCAGAATTCAGCGGGCTTGGTTTTTCTTTGTAAGCAATATTTTGCGTATCGATTTCTTCTTGTAACTTAGCAATAGATTTTTCCAAAGTGTTTTCGGCTCTGGATATTCTTTGCTCTTCTGTTAATTCAGGCTTGCCGACTAATTCATCAAGTATTTTTTTCTTTTCATCTCGAATAGACTTCAATGCTTCTGCCTCAGAATCAAGTCTGGTTTCTATTCTTTCAACTTTTCTTTTTTCTCCTTTTGAAATTTGCTTATCTAAATCTTCTATTTGGTTTCTAAGTCCTGATTTTATCTTATCAATAGCTGTAGCCCATTGCTCTTCTAAGTTGACGGATTCAAGACCTAATTCTTTTGCTAAACGATTCACCTCTCTTCTTAATTCTCTCGACTTTTGCTCTGGTTTTTCTCGTTTGATTCCAGTTTTCTTAGGCATATCTCCTCCCAAGACATCTTCATAAGCAGATAGAAGTCTCCCGTACTCTTTTAAACGATTTATTTTTCCGGTTATTTCATCCTTATTTGGATTTATTTGTTTTCCATAACCGGTTAATGCATCACGAATATCGCGTACATCAACATCCGGATATTCTTCTGATATATCTTCTTTTATTTTTTGAGAAATAACATCAATGTCTGTTTCTCCGGCCTCTACATAATCTCTGAACAATTGATTTGGAATTTTTATTTTCCCATTTTCGTCTATAGTTACCTTTGGTTGTTCCTTTTTAGAAACTTCATTAAATATAGCTTCCGCTTCTTTGAATAAATTAGGCATGTGTTTTTTAGCTCCATCTCCTATTTCTTTCAAAATTTGTTTGGAAAAATTTGATAAATCTCCCTTGGCGGCCTTAAATGTCAATCCCAAATATTCTCTAAACTCACTATCAGCTAACATTGTAGCAATACTTGTAACATCATTCAATCTTCCAAAAAACTTGTTTCTAAGTTCTTTTTTACGAACTTGTTCTTTTTCCGTAAGGCCAGATTTGTTTTTGGAGGAAATTTCTTTTTTCCTGGAAATATCTTCTTGAATATTTTTAATAGCAAGCTCTTCTTCGGCTTTTATAGCACGTTTTTCGGCTTCTTTTATTCTTTTCTCAACATCCTTTAACTGATTGGTTAATTTCTCGAATTCAGCTTTTACTTCTGCCGGAATTTCTCCATTAATATCATTTGCCTTATAATCACTAATCAACTTTGATAGATTGTATTTTAATGACTGATCTTTATTGTAGATGTAATTTAAAATAGATATTCCTTGCCCAGAGTTCCTAACGTCATTATCAAATGAATCAGAAAGCGATTGAAACTCCTTTATCAAAGATTCTCTTTCATCGAGATTGGATTCACTATCAATTTCATTTTTTAACTGATTCAATCCTTCTGAATAAACTAAAAACTTAATATCATTATTTTCTATTAAACCATCTTTAGCCGCCCTAAGCGCTTCTGGAAGTCCGACTGTTTCAATAAACTTATTAGCAAAAGAATCTGCTTCTTTTTGATTTCTAACATCGTAGTCGTTTCGTAATTCATTTAAGCTTTCAGTAATTTCTTTTCCATTACCTCCTTCAATAAGCCTATTAAGTAAAGTTCTTTTTCCTGGCTCTCTTTTGAATTCTTTTTTTACTTCAACTTTTCTTTCACTTGGTTTAGTGTCAATGGTTTCTGAAACTGATTCTTCGACAATATCTTCTTGCTTGGGAGTTCGTACTTCATCCACTGGCTTAACTCCAAGTCCATTATCTCCATCAGAAGCAGTATCTGTTTTCGGTAGGCTTTCATTTATGATTTCAACTTTTTCAGCAGGTTTTACTTCTAATACAACTGTAGCTCCTTTTTCTCCTACTTCCTTCTCTTTTGTTTCATTTGTTGGTTCTTGTACTTCGGTTTGTGATTCGGTTTCGGTTGTTCCAGTAGAGGTTGTTTCTGATTTAATTTCATTTTTTAGTATTGTTTTAAATTGTGGAAACTCTTCTCTTGATATATAATCAGGATCACCTTTTAAATCTCCTACTTTAATAGCTAGTCCTTCTTTTTCTAATCTTTCCCATACTTTTTGAGCGTCTTTAGAGAATTCCGTAGAACTACTAAAAACTTCTATGCCTTTTTTATTAGCCTCGGCTACCATAGATTTATACATTTCGTAACCAACTCCCTTCCCTTTGTAGGAGTCATTGTAAAGTTCCGACTCGCTTATCTCTAAATTTTCTCCTTTTTTAAAAACGCCTATAGATCCTATATCAGTCCCGTCTTTTGATTTTGCAATTATTTCAAAAAATAGACTACCAGTATTTGTTTTTGGTTCAACGGTTTCAAATGTCAAGGAATTAACATCTTTTGTTCTGTCGTATATCTTATTAGCCCTTTTTGTTATTTGTTCATTACTGATTGTTATGTTTTTTTTACCATCTGGGTTAAGTTCGTCCGTCAACTCTTCTAATGCTTCTCTTTTTAGCTTGTCTTGCTCTTTTAAAGGCAAAACATCAACTTCCGATACAGAACCTTCAAGAATTTTAGTTTTACGCTCATTCGCGACTTTATACTTTTTTGAAAGATTATCTAATAGTATTTGTTTTGTCTCTTTAGACGTGTTTGGGTCGCTTTTAATCTGATTTGCTTTATCTTTAGTCGATTCAGAAATATCAATAGCCTTAAGAAGTTCTTCTTTGACTTTTGGAGACAAAGATTCTACATGATCAACATTCTTTTGAACCAGTTGTTGATTGGTCTTAACCAGAGAGTCAATAGTTTTGTTTATTTCAATTTTTGATTCCGGAGACAATTCTGGATTTTGAAGTTCATTTTGAAGATTGAATACTTTTTTTGTATTTGATTTTATCTGGTTTTTGTCTTGGTAATTAGTTATTTGTTGAAGACCTTTTAGCCCACCTCCAAAAACAGCTCCACCAAAAGCCCCTCCAATGAAATCATCTACTGCAGTTTGGTATATATTATAATCAGACGGCTTAACTCCAGTCGCAACATCAACCGCATTTTCGGCAACTCCTTGAAATGCTTCTTCTAATCCTTCCCCAGACATCGATGCTAATATTGGATTCTTTTGCAATGCAGTTTTGTAGTAATCGACAAGACCGTCTTTTAAAATTGTAGTTGCTTTTTTAGCTCCCTCCCTCTCAACCAATCCTCTTGCTGCCGCGCCAATACTTCCAGAACTTAAAGTCTCGGTAGCTCCTTGAATAAATCCTGTTGCTAATGCGTTTGCAACACGAACATTGTTATTCATTTCTGGGTCTTCGTCTTTTAATTTTTCGGCTTTTTCGGCTCCAAACATCATGGAAGATGCCGCCATTAATTGAGGTGCTTTAGTGTATGCTCCACCAACCATTATAGACATTGTAGCTGGTAGCGATTCTGTAAAACTATTTGTTAATTGATCGAATCCTCCGAGATAATCTCCGTTAACGAACGAATCGTAAACCCCTCCTTGATATTTTAAATCTGTTTTCTGCGCCTCTTCCCTAAGTTGGGATACTTCATTTTTATAATAATCTTTTACAACATTATTTACACCTATGGTTTTCTTGAATTTTTCTGAATCTGTTCTAAAACTAGGTAAATCGAATACATCTGCAATGGCATTTTGAGGAGCAGCAAATACATCATATGCAAGTTCCGGTATAGCTGCAAAATTTACTCCAAGTTGAGAACTACCCGTAGCTAATTTATTGGTAAGAGAACTTATTTTACTATAATTTTGTTTCTCAATTCTCCTTGCCTCAGATGCCTCTTTGAATTCCTGTTGCTGTTTTTGTATAGCCGACAGTTCATCTGTTTTAGCAGATATTTCATCTTGGTTTTCAGGAGTAACAACAACAGATTTAAGTTCTTTTTCAAGAGCAGATTTTCGTTTCAGGTTAGCCTTGTTCGTATCCAAAGAAATTTTTAATTCCTTGTTTATTTTGGGCATAGGAGTTCCGGAAGATTTGAATGTTTTCAAATCTTCCGCAGACAACCCCGTAAAAGTTTTCATTTCAATATCTCGACCACCCGAAGAACCAGTCTTCGGTTCCAAAACCAACTCTTTCTTTTGAATGATAGATGTAGAAGGGTCTTTTTTTTTTACTTCATCAAAAGGCAAATCAGGATTAAACTTAGGTTTTTCTGACGTTACTTCTTCATAAGCTTTTGTTGGGTCGAATTTAGGCTTTTTAGGTTGCTCCATTAGTTTATTCGTAAGATTGTTTTGCTTCGTTCCATGTATAAGTAACTCCGTTTTGAATCACTTGTTTGGGTCTTGTTTGATGTTTTTGTATTTTTTTTACAGTAGTTACTTTTTCTACTCCAGCCTTTCTTCTAAAGAAGTCATCTGCCTCAATTGTGCTTTCAAATAATTCTCCTGTTTCAGGATTTGTTATTGTAAGTATTCCGGCTTCAACCTCATTAGCCTTAGCCCCTTTCCCACTTGTTTTGTAATTTGCTTTACGAGGTTTTTGAGGGATATAATCGTTTGTTGTCGGCTTATATTTTGGGTCAGCATTAACTTTAGCTTTTCCTTCTGCAGTCAATACCCAATCTTCTGGATTATCTTGCTCGAAAGAATAAGTTAGCGTACCATCCTTATGAACAACAACTTCTTTCAATGCGTTTTTAAATCCAGTTTCGTCTTTAGTTCCTTTATCTGATACAGGGATTATTTTATCCTCTTTTTGAACCTTAACTCCATTGTCAGTATAACCTTCTTTAGCTACAACCTTATAACTTCCTATTCTGGCTTCTTTTGAACGAGCTTCTTTTTCCTTACGTTTTTCTTCACGATCTTTCCTTGCATTATCTCTAGCTCTTTGGGCCTGATCGTTTCTTTCCTTCTCAACAGCCAAATCATAATTAGCTTTTTTATAATCTGCTTCTTCCGACTTGGTTGATGGAGCAGTGCTTTTTAAAACTTCTTCAAAGTATTCAGAAGCTTGTTGTTTAATTTTCGGATCAGTATAATTATCTAAATTTTCTGGATCTAAACCAAGTTTATCCAGTGCATAATACATGGCAGATTTATCAGCAATAGCTTCTTGCGCCATAGTCTTGGCAACTTCTTCTGCTCCTGGAGTATATTTTTCGGTTATTTCTTTGTTACCGACTAACCTCTTAACCTCTCTCTCTTTTCCAACACTTTTTTGAAACTGGTCAATAAGGCCTTTGTCTCCAGAAATATTGAATTTTTCAACTGGAGTCAATAAATCCATAAGTTGCTTCTTGTTCAAATCCTTGTAAAGAACTTTAGTTACATTTCCATTGTCATCTTTGTCAATCAATGTGTATCTGGCATTTCCATTTGAATCATTACTTTGCATTATATTTCCGGCTGTCATTTTAGCCAATACATCTTTTACTTTGTTGAAACTTATAGGATTGTATGCGTCTTGATTTGTTTGAAGCTCTTGTGCTTTTAGATTCAATGCTTTTGGCATTTCATTGACGTTGTTTATGCTATTCATGGCATTTCCGGCAATAGCCAAATATTTCTTATCTCCAGTTTTTTGATATAAGTCCTGTGCCTCAGCGTAAGCGTTTTTGGCATTTTCAACAGATTGTCTATTGGAAGAATCAAGTCCTGTTCCAGTACTTATGAATTTGTATTTTTCATTGAATTCAGATGCATCATTAAAATCTCGTCTTCTCTGTTCTTGCTGATACCTTTCATCTTCTATTTTTTGTCTTTCTTTTTCTAGTTTTTCGGCACGAAACCTTGTAAGGCTATTTTCTACACCCTGTACCGCTTGCCCTATATAATTTTGTGTAGGATCGATGGTTAAGTATCCAGCCGATCCACCTATTGCTCCTGCCATAATTATTAATATTTATATTTAGAATCCCAGCCTATTGTTTGAGGTACTTCCGTTCCAGTGCCACTGAATTTAGCATTATTGTTTAGATGTTGTGCTATCACCACTGCCTCCCCATTTAGCTGAGGCAGCAGTTCCGGCCATACCAACACCTTGTATCATGTTGCCATATCCTTGTTGTTGAGCATTATTAGCTGCATTATACTGACTGGAAAGCGCAGCAAGTTTTGCTTTTTGACGTTCTTCTTTAGTTTGTCTAATTCTAACACTGTCCTCCGCTTTTATCAGGTCAATGTTCTTTTGTTGTTGATCTAAATCCGCTGCAATCTCTCTATTTAGATTTTGACTTCCTGCAGTAACTTTTCCAAATCCTCCAATAATACCTCTTGTACCGGCATCAGAAAGAGCAGCAACTTGTGTTGCTTCAAGCGCTGATTGTCCTTCTTGTCTATTTTTTGCTCCAATAGTAGATACCTTTAACTCTTCCGCAATATTAGTTAATGGGACTTCTTTCATTTTAGCCGCTGCTCTAGCTGCTCTTTTTTTGTCTTTAGCAGCCTTACTTGCCTGTATTCCACCTGCGATAGCGGTGGCCGCTCCCACCCCGACAGCTACCCAAGACATTGATTATCAGTGTTTTGCAGTTTATAAATCTTGTTTTTCATATCTTCTGTTAAATAAGGATTATCGTTTTTTTGAATAATTCTTTCTTCTAATTGTTCAAGAGTTTCGTTATCTGGATTAGGGTGTGAAGTAGCCCAAGTGCATTTTTCTAAAATATATAAAACCCTTCTCGTTCCCGGTTCCGTTATTCCAATATACGGTGCTTCTAAAATATTTTCTACTCCATCGACCCATACTATCGCTTTGCCTTTCATTATGAAATATTGGTGTTGCGTTTTATGGATTTTAGACGTTATCAATGCCCCTGTAGGCATAGTTGTTTCGCGAACATACATTCCTTCTGTGAATCTATGATTTACGTCACATATAACTGGGTCGAAGTTATCAAGCATAGCGAATTCCAATTCATCTATACTATGGTTTAATATTTTTTCTGAAATTTCTTGATTCATTTTTTTATTATTTTAAGTATAACTTTTGACTACTTCTGAATTAACAGCGTAAATTTCAGTTTTGGTGTTTTTCATTAAGGAACCGCTCACTTGCATGTGATAACCTCTTATACCCATTGACTCTGAGCTTTTAGATTTTGAACACATTACATAATCTCCAGAAGAGATGTTTGCTACCGCATCCAAAGTTAAGCTTTTTTCTGATTTGTTTTGTATTGTACCCACAAGTTGATTTGACAAGTTTACTATTTTGTCTCCAATAGATATTTCGCTCTCTAACGGAAACGAAAATCTTAATTCCAAGCCAACTATAGCGCAATCTCCTATTCCTTGAGTCGATAGCACTGAATTATCAACTACATCGTTAGACGTTCTTGTGTATGCTCTAAAAACACCCTCTTGCTTTACGAAATCAGTCGCCTTTATGTAGCCTTCTTCTAAATCTGTTTTTAATTCTAGTTCCCAAGGATCTGTTCCTTCTATTTCTCCGTTTTTATATACTTTTCGTTCGCTTGGAAGTTGTGAAAAATTAACAACAAATTTACTTGGGTATTCGATGCCGTAAAATGTATTTCTTCCCGTTGGCTGATTGTGTTCATATATTTCTCCATTTTTAAAAGAGAAAAATTTACTGTTTACCCGGCACATATTTTCTGGATTAAAAGTAATTCTTCCTAGCCATCCATTGTTGAAATCCGAATACACCCACGTAACATATTCAGTATCGTTATATTTGATATTCAATACATATACGTCATGGTATTGATCATACTTGCCTATAACTTGATTAATGACGTTATCTCGGAACAACTTTTTGAAATAACTTTTCATTTTTTGACCTGAAATCTCATACAATCCGTTAGATTCATTTTTCTTCAAAACAACTCCTCTCTTTACGTCTGTAAGATAATCATTTGTAGCGTAGTCATCATAACTAGATGGGTGTACAGATATTCCGTTTTCAGAAGCGTAAGTGTTTTGCTGCCCTAAAACTTCTGGAATACTCGTTAAATTTGTCACTCCATCCGCATTAAACAATAAGTCTTTTCCATAATAAACAATACTTACTTTATCTTCTTGGAATACGTCTAAATTAGTGTCTTTTCCTTTAATTTCATAAATAGGCCCATAAGACTTTTCAATGTTATCTTTGTAATTAGCGTTTGATAAATTAAACTCATTTAATCTATTTGTATTGGTATTGGAATTATATATTTCAGAATATGTAATATCTGCGAATCTATTCATTCGTTTATAACCTTCTTTATCTATTCCAGTAGGGTTGCTGTCAATAGAAAAAGATTTTCCAGTAAAAGAATCTCTTATTTTATAGCTTTCGACTCCATTTCCAAAGCAAAAACAATCAAAAGCATCTGTTAGTATGTGTGTAGTAAACTCATGACTCCCGTCAGTTATTACATATGTTTCTGGTGTTTCAAAAAATAAAGTTTCTAAATCTTCAATAGGTTCTGTTTCAAAAACGAGTGTACCCCCAGCAAAATTCACATTAAATTCAACGGTTGTTATAATATCTCTTGAAGCAGTTCCGTCTCGCCACGGCTTTATTCTAAAACTTTGTCCATCAGGAGTTGTGAATTCCCAGTCGTTTAAATAATCATCCGCATAAGATGTAAAAGAGTTATCATCGGCAATTTCTGCATCAAACCATTCTTTTATATTTGCGTAATTGTCTTGCGCTACTTTTTCAATATTTAATTCATGGTCAAACTCTATACTTCCATAAGCTTTTATGGATATTTTGAAACTAAGTATTGTTCCCGCTAAAACGCTGTCTGGAATCCAAGTGTTAGTTTCATCATAAAAACCGAACAATGGGTCAGTTGTCACAAAAGACCTAGAAGCATATCTTCTTTTACCTCTTCCTATATATGACTTATAAGTATCTTGTGTTATGTCTACATCAAAATCCCCTTGTTTTATTTTAAAATATAATCCTGGCTGCTCTATGATTTCATCTCCATTTTCATAAGTATTTCCAGATAAAAAATTAGCTTCTTGTTGTTTTATTTCTAAAACCTTCGCCTTCCTAAGGACGTCCAATGGTCCTGAGTAATCTGATTTAACAGTAAGCAAACTTCCTTCTTCTATTTTGTTTTTATTTTCACCAACCAATCTAATCCATCTATAAATACCATCTTTAAAAACCTCATTACCGTAGATAATTTCATAGCCTTTTTTTGGTTTTTTTATAGCGAACTTGTAATATTTAGCCCACGAAGGAGGGTTGCTATTTATTGTAACAACAAGTTTGTTTACTAAATCACTATTTATAGCAGGTATAAATATGGTATTTAAAGGAGAATTAAGAATAGTTGTTTTTCGGCCCTGTTCATCCATGTAAATTAATCCCACCTCATTATCTCTATTTGAATGAAGAGAAGTAAAAGCGCTTTGCTCTACTGTCTGTAGATTAGCGTCTTTTATTAAGTAAAATTCATTTTTATTCTCCACAACAGAAGATGGCTCCGTTACTGAATAAACAATTAATGGAGTCTTAAGTATTAGAGAATTTCCTGATTGAGAAACATCAAAATCCACCATAGAAACAAACGCGCCTTCATTGCTTATAAAATTGTTTTTAAAGGTTAAAGAAAAAACAGTTTCTAATTGATATACAAAGCCTGAGTTTGTTATAAAATCAGTTAAATCAGCATAGTTTTCACTTATGTTATAAAAAAACGTTACAGATGGCTCAAAATTACCAACCAAAGAAGATTTTAATTCTAAATTAATTCTTATTTGATTTCCAGACAAAAAGGAATAACCAGTCATGTCAAATGTGGTCACTGTATCTATAACAGTGTTTCCGGTCAAATCAGAAGTATAACCTCCGTTTTTTGGAAAAGATAGTTGGAAATACGAATAATAATCATATCTGGAAATAGCTGCACCAATAACACCAATAAGAGATGTGTTATAGTTTAATTTTAACCCATAAATTAATCCTAAATCAGAAGTTATATAAATCTGTACGTTTTTATTAGTAAGAGTTATATATGTTCTTGATTGACTACCTGTCAATGATGTCCATTGTTGAAGAACTGTAGATCCTTCTTTTACTATAATATTATACGGTATTGTTGAATATCCTCCTTCTGGAGCAACGTCTATAATAAAATCAGCTCTATCAGCAGAGCCTAAGACCATCTGAATTGTATTAGTAGCGTAGTTCATTTGATCAGTAGGAGAACTACCGCCATCTTCTATTCCTTCTTCAAAATCAACTAGATTAGAATAATTATCAACACTTACATAATCAGACACAGCCCCCTCTACCTCGCTAGAGAAAGGTTCCGTGGACATTAACGATACTTCAAAATCGACTTTTTCGTCTATATCCCTTCCTTCAACAAAATTAGCATAAGCGATTCTATTACCTATTATTGTTTGGCAAACAGATTCCAACGGGACGTTATCAAAGTTTCTGAAATATTGTTCTTCTGGAAGCGTTGTATAAATTTTAGACTTACTGAATTGAAAAGAGTGGATCGAATTATCGGACCATCCTTCATCTTGCTTCACAAATTCTTCAATTACATATACTTTATTGTTGTCGCTTTCTCTGAATAACAAATCTACCTGAACAACGTCTCTTGGACCAACATTAAAACTTATATCAACCGCATTAGACAGGTTGAGCATAGAATTGTTTTCGTATGTTTGATAGTCTAAATCAAATTTCTTTGGTGTAAAAGCTATTCTGCTCCATGAACTATAAGCAGAATAATAACCGTCTCTGTATTTGTATCGTGTTGCAAAACACAACATTTTGTCTTCTATAAAATTGTTTTCAACTCCATCAATACTTGTAGTTAGGTTGATAGATGGAGCAAAAATAGGAGATGGCTTCATCACTGAAATTTCATCATTTGAAAATCCATCAATAGCCCAAGTCTTAGCCGTATTAATATTTACGCATCTTGGAGGATTTGTGTCTCCGCTCCAAAAAATAATAACATCTCTGGAAACAGAATCAATGAAAACATCAACCTTGTTGATCATTTCACCTTCTTTGAAGTTTAGAACACCTCCGGTTGTTGATTGTAAAATAATCTCGGATACAGATGTTTCGGTATCATATTCGATTACATAATCAAAGCTAGTGCCTTTAATAAGATTGTATATTTTCCCAATAGAATTATTGGTTCCCACGCCTATGGTTTTGCCTCCAGGAATATTGTAAGCTGTTTTTAGTGCATTTCCAAGCGCATTTTTACCAACTCCCAAGTCGGACGAATCAACAGTAGTTACAAAGAAGTTCTCCGCATCCACCAATTCATTAGGACTCACGAATCGAGAATCAGAATCTTTGTTTACGGTTCCTAGAGAAAATGTGTTTTGTAATTTCATTTTTTATTTGAAGGTATAAATGCTACTAAGAATCTTCCTTTTTTACTTTTTTTAAAAATCACCTTACTATCAGGAATTCCGTTTTCCCAAACAAAATTGCCTTTTATTGGTTTTATCGTATCCATTGGCGTTTTTTATTTAAAAATAACATGACGTCATCAATCTTAATGTCCATCATAGCTATTTTTGCGTTTTTATATGCAGCAAACCACATTTTTTTAGCTTCATTTTTTTCATACATCGGAACTCCGAACATAGTTTTCATTAATTCGTAATTAACGAAATTATACAAAGCTTCTTCGGCCAATTTACTCACTTTAATATCACTTTCATTACTATATTCCAATCCGTCTGATATGTATTCAAGCATTATAACTCTACTTGCATTATCAGAGCTAAAATGTATCTTACCTTGTCTTGTATCTATGTTGAAATATCCATTTGCGTTTTGAGATGGGTCAAGTAAAAAATTAGTCTGCCTTATAATTCCGTATCCGTTTGTATAAGGATAAGGATACGCTCCGATACACCCTAAATCTAAATACCCTAAGAATTCTCTTTTATTTACCTGATCATTTACTTCCTCAAAGAATGTTGTTCCTTCCAAAATAAATCCATCATCATCGAACAGTATATTGGCTTCATCGTCTTGCAAATAAGCAGTACCCATTGCAATATTATTATTTCTTGACAAACCCATCAACTCTCCCGTTTCCGGATTCACATAAGATATCCTAGTATAGTTGACGAAATCTGGAGGCAGAATAATGTCTAACGTATCGCCAAGTTCTAATTCTACGCATTTTTTTTCTCTCAAAGCGTTCATGCTGAATTTCTTTATTCCTTGCTTTAGTTGGTAGATTATTCTTGAACGAGGCACTTTGTTTAATATTTTTCCATTGCCAGTGTAATTGGCTGTGAAATTAAGCACCATTTCTTCTAACGATACATAGACATAACTTCCGTTATTATCTTCATCTTCGTAATAAATCTGAGGATTCATTGAACTCATAACTATGATTGTTTTTGATCTACCGCCAATTCAGCATTATTTGCTGCTACTATTACTTCTGGTTCTTTCAATGAAAGTCCGCAAAACGACATTACTTTCATTATGAATGGATAGAACAAGGAGTCGTCTAACTCCACGTCTTGTCTATCGCTGGCTCCGGCATTAAATACTGGATTCCCGTCCGCATCTGTCACATAACTCCATTTAGGAGTTTTTGGTCTTCTGATATAAAAAAGTTCAACAGAATAACCGGAAGGAGCTTTTGGAGCAACTCGATATCCGTTTTGAATTTTTGTATAAACAGGAAACATTACTGTTGGTCCGTTTATTGTTGAATTTATCATGTTGTTCCAGATAGGGCCTTTCGGAACTTCTTCAATATCTACTTTTTTACCAGACGCATTAACCAAGGATAAAGCCTCTGTCCTGTACATATCAGAACCACTAAAACTCCACAAATCATCACCGGCATCATAAGTAAAATTACCAGAAGTGGAATACTCAGTAAAATTATCTATTTGCTCTTTAATGTTTTTTGGGATATCCGCAAAATCATTATTTGAAAGATGTCTGGATTCGTTTATTAACCACTTATTGTATTGATAAAATAAGTTTTCAAATATCTCAATTTGAGCCAAGTCGCAGAATGAATCGAACTCCATAGGAGAAATAAACCCTTTGTTGTTTTTCGATAGTAAGAACAATACAACGTTTCTGCATTTATTTATAGATATCATCTCAAATTATTTTAAACAAAGATAAAAAATAAACGACAACAAATGTTTGTGGTCGATTAATATTTGAAACAATAGCTTGTATGTAAAAAATATATTATATATTTGCCGTATGAAAACAACAAAACTATATTTATCGTTAAGTTATTCGCTTTTAAGCGGAGGGATTGGCGTATGATATAAATAACATATAATTATACTTAATCCCTATTCGAAAGTTTAGGGATTTTTTATTTTGGGAGTAATGCTAAACAGGATAAGCGCCAGACTGTAAATCTGGTAACCGGCATAGGTAGGTGGTTCGAGCCCATCTACTCCCACTAAAAAGGAGCGTGGCGAAAGGGTAAACGCATCAGACTTAAAATCTGTTCCGCTGTGGGTTCAAATCCCACCGCTTCTACAAAAGGAAGATTAATCCAAGTTGGTCTAAGGGATGCTGTCTTGAAAACAGTTAGTCGTAATGGCGTGTAGGTTCGAGTCCTACATCTTCCGCAAATAGAAAATAGGCAAATGTTGGTTTGTTGCGCCCGACTGCTAATCGGGTCCGAGTAACATCGGCAAGAGTTCGATTCTCTTATTTTCTGCAAAATGCCGGAATGACATAAAAGCGAATGGTAGAGTATCCTGTTTTAGAAGCAGGGGTTTTAAGGGTTCGAATCCCTTTTCCGGTTCTCAATAAAAAACCCCTCTACATTGAGGGGTTTAGTGTTTTGTTATTTTGAATTCAAAAGGTACTCATAAAAACTCCTTCCGACTCCAGACTCAAAGTATGTTACTAATTCGTCCATTTCGTCTTTGTTTTTAGGAACTTCCAAAATCACTTCCCTGGTTTTATTTAACCATCTGTAATTGTTGTAAATCAAATCACCAATGTACATTGCGCTTTTAATAACACCTTTCATTTTTATTGTGGAGTCATTAGTATAATCGATGTATTTTGCAGGTTCTTTTTCTGCATAAGCGACAACTTCTTCTTCCAATAGTTCTATTGACCAAGACTCAACATAACTAGGGCATACTAAGCTGGCAATTGCTCTGTTTATTGTTTCTCCGACTTCGAATACAAGACCAGTAGCTTTTATTTTTAGCTTTTTGTCTTCAACTATTTTTTTAGATTTAGCTGTAGCATCATACTCTCTAAAAATAATGTCTTTGTATTGGTGGATATGAAGGAATTTTTGCAAATTTATTTGGTCTGCAGGAACTTTTAATCTGCCGAAAGTAAAAATAATCTCAGCCAAAATAACTGATCCAGGTTCCTTACTTTGTTTTTCAACAAAAAAAGAAGGTTGATTTGTGGAATATCTTAAAATGTGGACCGTGTTAGTTTCCTTATTAAAGTACTGCAAAGGAATTGTCGCTGTGTGTTGTGATGGTATTGAAGCCGAAATAGGTTTTCCTTCAATATATTCGTACTCCCTGTCTTTTCTTTCCCAGTTTTTGAATTCCGGAATATCTTCAATGTCGTACTCTTGCTTTACTTGTTGTTGAACAACAGGAGCCGGTGCGACTTGTTGAATAATTTGTGGAGCCGGAGTGTGATTTCTAAGTGCGTTGGCAATCATATCCTGAACAACTGATAACGGAACTGATGCTTCCTGTACCGGAGCATTTTCTTTTACCTGACTTTCTGTTTGTTGTGGAGATTGAATAGTTGCATCCGGAGATTCCGATGCAATTTCTTTCGCTACATTTGTAGTTTGAATAACCTTGTTTAGACTATTAGCAAGTCCTGATCCGGCATCTTGTTGTTTTTCTTTGTCACGTAACTCTCTACCTTCCCTAGATAAAGGATGTGGCTTCTTTACTTCTTCACTCATTTTGATTTGATTTAATTGATTAATTTCCAAACAAAGATAAATGTTATTCGTTTACAAACGTTTGTTGTCGTTTATTATTGAAAAACATTTGGTAAATCAAAATATATGACGTAATATTGTCATGTAATTCGAAGAGTGTCATTTATGGCGTTCTTCTTTTTTTATTCGATTTAATTTAAATATAAATTATTCATTATGCCAGAAACTAAAAATATTAACACGCATGCAGGATGGCTTGCAAGTCACGAACCAAGTGAACAAACGCGAGGACTGATATATTGTCAACAAAAAAAGATTAAACAATTGTCAGATATTATCGAAAAAATAAAATTGGATTTAGATTTACGAATTGAACCAAGAGAAGAGCCTGACGAAGTTATTTTACATTCTATTGAAGCGTTAGTTTCAGATATTCCTGAGATAAAACATATTGAAGGATATTTTATTTGGGAGGGCTAAAATGGAAAACTCTAAACCAGTAATAGGATGTAGCTTTAGCGATACTCCTCATGAATATTCTGTAATTATAGTAGGTGAGGTAAGAGAAGGGATGTTTTTCATATTGGAAGAAGCTCAAATGTTCTGCAAGCCTATGGATGATAGAAAGCCGGATTCCGAGTTCCGAAAGAAAATATCAGAACTCGCTAAAAAGTGGAACGCAGAAGTTCTCGGAACCAGTAAATCATTCCGGAACATGGAATCAAAATTAACTTCAAAAGAAAAACATTATGGTAGGAGAGATTTTAATAAAAGAGGCTAATAAAATATTCAAGTGCGACCTTTTATCGCCTAGCCAACTAAGAAGCAATGTTGATGGAAGAGTTGCGGTAAGTTATTATCTTAGAATTCATTCAAAAACAACGTTTCAAAAGATTGGAGACCTGCTTAAAAAGGACCACGGAACTATAATGCACTACATGAAACTCCATGACAATCTTTATAAGTACAATTCTGAATATAAAAACAAATACGATAAATTAACAGTAACTCACAAATACTCAAAGCTGTTTTGTAATACTTGTGTTTTTCAATTTAATAAAAACTAATCATGGCAGAAAAACAATACACAGGCGTACAATGGGATACAAAAATTCAGCAATGGAGATCTATGGTCCGGCACGATGGAAAAACTTTTAACTGCGGTTTGCACAACGACCAAATGGCAGCTGTAAAAGCACGCGATATCTGTATAATAAACAATGGATTAAAAGTGGCGCTTCAAGTGATAAAACCAATAAAAAAGAAAAAGTGATCAATGAAAATCAAACAGGATTCAATCAATATGATCCATATTCTTCGTTACTGGCGAGATTTGACAAAGAAACAAAGGCAGGAAATAAAAACCAGAATAGGAGTAACGGTTATGACTTACGAAAAAATAAAAGAATTATACAACTCTAAAGAGAAATAACATGGAAGAAACATATATCAGTTTTGAAACCGCAAAACTCGCAAAAGAAAAAGGATTTAAAGAAAAAGTAAATTATTCGTTTGTAGATTTATCATCGTTTGACTCTGGAATTGATAGGGCTCAATATATGCATTCCCAAAATCACAACGAAAAAGGCCATCGTTATTCTTGTCCAAGCCAATCTCTCCTACAAAAATGGCTAAGAGAAGAACACGAAATAATTGTTTTCGCACAACACGAAACAATTGATGATGCGGAATCTGCATGGACATGGGCAATAAAAATTTACGTCCAGGAAGGAGTGGAAGGAACCAGAAAAAAGAAAGAATATGATTTCTGGAAATGCCACTATTCATTATCTTACGAAAATATGATGTGGTGGAAAACATACGAAGAAGCTTTAGAAGATGGTCTTTTAAAAGCACTAAAACTAATTAAGTAAACATGAACACAAATACAAAATACTACACCCCTACAATAGAAGAATTTCACGTTGGATTTGAATTCGAATTCTTAAACAATCAAAACGAATGGATTTTTTCAAACGACTTCTCTCTTGATTTCGCAGACGACGATACTGATACGGTTTCTGAGGTAGAAAGACTTTTAGAGGTATCGAAAATAAGAGTAAAAAACTTATGCCGGGAAGACATAGAAAGTGAAAACTGGGAATTAGATTCTTGCGTTGAAAAAGAATGTTTTTACATCCACAAATCCTCTAATTTAAAAAACGGAACAATCCGATTAGTGTTCAGAGAAAAAGAAGGATCAATTGAAATTAATTGTGATAAATTTGGAGAATGCTTTTACGGAATACTAAAAAACAAAAGCGAGCTACAAAAACTGATGATTCAACTTAATATAAAAGAGTAAACATGAAGAAATACTTAAAAAGATTTTTTTGTTGGCTATTTGAAATAGATAACGAAATTAAAAAGCTAAAAGAGCTGCAGATAGAATTAAAACAAAGTAAAGATCGATTTGATGAAATATTTGGTCGATTAGAAATAAGTGTCGATTATCATGAGCATCATGAACATAATAATTGGGCTGTAATATCTATTGCTGGAGAAGGATCTGATTTTATTAAATTTGTCAATCTTAATTCTAAGGACTTGATGGAGATAAAAAGATTCATGAGCGTATTCGATAAATCTAAAGTAGATCACAGCCCTAGCATGATTCCTTGTTTTTACGAATTTAAAAAACCTCACCAGAAGAATAAAAGAAATAGATTTTAAAATAATTCACTATATTTACAAACGCAAAACCACTACTTTGCAATTAAGATATTTAGTCAACAGACTAACAAAGGTTGGAAAGGTGTGTAGTGGCCCTTTCTGACCTTTTTTTATACAATAAACTTATGGAATTAAAAACAGTAGAGTACTACAAGAACTTAGATTTAGCAGATATAAAATATTTCTGCGACATTGAACAGATAGAAAAAACCGAGCAATGGAAAGACATAGAAGATTTTGTGGATCGATACCGTGTATCTGATTTAGGACGCATTAAAAGCTTGGATAGGTTTAGAGGAAACGGAAACGGAGGCTATTTTATGAAAGGCAGAATAATTAGATTGACTCCTGACAGGGATGGCTATCTTTTAACCGGACTAAGAAAGCCAGGAGTACATCGAAAAGGAAAAGTTCATCGTTTAGTTGCCATCGCTTTTATTCCAAATCCATTAAATCTACCAGAAGTAAATCATACTGGATTATATCCTGACGGAAAAGAAGGGAACAAAAACGACAATAGAGCAATCTCTTTAAAATGGGATACTCGAGCTGACAATCAGAAACACGCTTCTGAAAATGGACTTACCTCACAAGGAGAGAAACATTTTCGCTCAAAACTAACAGATAAAGATATTACAGAAATAAGATCTAGTAATTTAAAACACTTGGAACTCTCTAAAATTTATAATGTAAGCCGGCCAACCATAACAGATATAGTTAATAAAAAAAGTTGGAAACATGTTTAATTAAAAAAAGCCACTCAATGAGTGGCTTTTTTTTTAAGTATTTTATTGTAAGCGTGTTATCACCCACGGAATAAAACTGCGTTGTTACGCCCAATCACTACGACTGCTTGCTCGCTGCTCCACTCTGTAGTGATAGTATCAGTTAAACTAGTTCCCTGGTCCCATGAACGCACTACCATCTCGTAATCACGATTTAACTTCCCGTAAGCTCTGTTACGCACGTGAATCATAGGTTTCACAGAAGGCGTTCCTACCATTGGATCCATTACAGATTGAGAAGCAGAAGGGATCAAGAATCCATTTACTTTGTTGATACCAGTGATTGCCCCTTGTGCAGTTGGTTCAGTTAAGTATTGTAGTCTTGAATATTGGAATTCCCAACCACCGATTGTATATCCTTGGAAAGATAAATCTAAGGCCATTTGTTTGTTGTTTTGGAACGCTCCATAAGACAATCCAGTTGCGCTAGATTGAGTTGAAAGGAATGAATCAATTGCGAAACAAAATTGAGTAGTACCATAGATGATATTATCTCTTAATTGTCCTTGTTTTTCCAAACGGTTTACCAAGTTTTCTGCAGAAGTTCTATCTGAGATAGTCCCGGCAAAAATATTTCCTTGTGCAAAAGCGGAAAGCATACCTTCACGTCCTTTGTATCCGGCAGCAAGTAAATCTCCAGACCAGTCTTTTGATGTGAAGTTTTTAGATTCACGAGCGTTTCTGAAACGTCTTTCTGCGTTGTATTTGTTTACATCATACCAGATATATCCTAAATCAGCTCCGGTTGCATTGTCGGTCATTTTTAACCAAGAAACCTGAGTCATGTTTGTACGGTTCTCGTCTGCCATCTCTTTTGTGATAGATCCTCGAACTGTGAATTGTTGGTATTTAGTATTCAAAGACTGAGACATTCCTGCAGTTCCTTTTAAGAACTCATTTGTGTCAGCGAAAACTGTGATTCCAGTTGTTCCTAAAGCTGTCCATCCTGCTGCATCTCCACAAGAAGCGGTAAATGTAGTAGATGTAGTAGCTGAAATTCTACCTTGTCTTAATACAGAACCATCAGGTAAAAATGCTGTAATGATTTCTCCTGGTCTGAAAGTATGATCAGCTAATGTAAATACATCTGATGCGCGTGCTACTCCAGTCGCAAGTTGAGTTAAACGATCTTCTTCTGTCCATGTGATAACATCACTGGCATAAGGGATTTTACGTCCTGTTCTTTCGAAGAACGTATCGATCATTTGGCTACCATATCTGTTATGGATGCTTTTGTCCAACTCAGGTAACTCGTGGTTCAAGTAGGTGATGTCGGATAAATCTAAATAATTCTGAGCTGTCGGAACTTTTGTTGCGCTTGGCACATATCTGACTGCTGGTGATGCTGCTATTGCTCCCATTTGTTTTTGTTTGTTTTAAAATTAGTTGAAACTTTAAAAACAAGAAAGATCATCCTTTTTCTAAGGTGTACGAGATTCCGGTTTTTCCGCTTGAAGTTGCCTCCCTAATATTGTCTGGCTGAATATTTTTAGAAGCCCTGTCTTGAATTTCAAGTTCTTTTGCTCGGCCTCTTGCATACGCTTTATTCAGTTCTGACTTATAGTTTGAAGCCATATAAATAGCTTCGTGGTAGCCTTTAATATCGGAAATTTCTCCAGTCGTCTTATCTAAGAACTTATTCATGAAGTTGTTTGAGTCCAGTTGAAATTCTTTTATTTCATTTAGATTTTCCGGCTTAACCGTAAATTCCTCAAAACCTGTTTTTTCATCTCCTAGTTGAACCTTGAAACCTTCAAAGTTGCTATTGAATAAAGATTCGGTTTTTGAAACAAAACTATTTCTTTTGACTGTTATGTCAGCTTCATAATCTTCTTCCTGCTTTTTTTGACTATCTAAAACCTTTTTTGCTTCTCGATACTCTAAAGGAATATGTTCATCGGAACCTCCAACAACATTCCATTCCTCTTTTCGTTTTGCGAAAAACTCATTGGCTTTTTGTAAATCAGTTTTGGTATTAATTCCTCTGTCGAGGATTTCATCTTCATCATCTTCTTGGTCCAGTCCTTCAATGTTGTATTTTTTATCGTAAATACGCTGAACTTCTTTCTCGCTTAAAGACGGGTTGGATAATTTTATATAATTTTTTAATACTACATCTTCTTTTTCAGTACTCCAGTCTTTTTGAGTTTCTAAAAAATCATTGTAGTTTTTATTTCCAGTCTTTTCAATGAACTCATTAAATTTCTCCATTTCAGGAGCGTATTTTTTTTGTTCTTTCGGGATTACTAAATCATCAAGATTTTCAGCGGTAATTCCTTTTTTGTCTTTTAAAAGCCTTAGCAATATTTCATCACTAGCTTCTACATATATTTCATCTTCATCATCTTCCGTTTCTTGGATATTTCCTAATCCATCAGCTGCTTCAAGATCTTCCAGAGTAGTATCAACAAATTCCTCTTCTTGATTGTCGGGAACAATATCCGTAGGCTGCTTAACCTGATCTATTGCTTCTTGACCTTCTCTTGGTTCCGGTGTAAATGTTATACCAGAATCTACAACTTCTTCTTGGGCAGAACCCTCTTGTTGCTCTGTACTTATTTCTTCTGACATTTGTTTTTGATTTAATTTGATTTAACTAAGACAAAAGTAACAAATAAACGTTTACAAACGTTTGTTGTCGTTTATTTGTTACTTAGTAGGTGTTTTATTGTTTCTTTGCAGCAAGTTCTCTCCTGTAGTTTTGATAATCTACTGTTTTAGACAGTGTACTCAAACCTTCTGGAGCAATGTCCTCATGACTGCCTCCTTCGTAATGAACCCTGTATCCGTTTCGTCCTTTAGTGCCTTTTCCGGTTACGCCAGATTGTACATTTATGATTTTCGCCTTAGCGCTTATGTTTTCCACTTTAGCAGGACCTTTAGCTACATTTACTTTGTTTGCTTTTGCTCTTTCAATTTCTTCATCTGATAAAAGGCTTTTTTTAACCTTTATCATTGTTTTTTTTCCGTCTGGCATGATTTATAGTTTTTAAGTTATTAATTTTACACTTGAAATATTTCTTGATCCGCATTTTCTGCTTCAAAATCTATTGGTTGTGATTCAGTTTGTTTTTGATGGTCTATTCTGCTTTTTTGAGTAGCCTGAATCGCTAGATTTTCTTTTTTAGTTTCCTCTAGTTTATCTATTTTTTCAGAAGCTCCAGAATTAGCTAATTTTTGGATCTCAATTTTATAATTTCCTTTTACTTCTTCTGTAAGACGGTCTTGACTTCCTCGTTCTTTTTCTTTAGAAATTTCTCCTTCGGTTGTCAATTGTTGAATCTGCATTTTTATATGACCTTCCATTTGAGCAGTTTGCTGTTTGGCGGCTTCGGCTTCTTGTGCTGCACGAATATTTTCGTCTGCTTGTATTTTGAACTTATTAGCTTCTTCCTGTTCTTTTATTTTAGCTCGTTTTTTAACCAAAACAGTCAAATATTGAATAGCCAAATCTAAAACTTTTATGTTTCTAATTTTGTATTTGTCTTCAAGTCCTATATATCCTTTTTCTACAGCAATTGTCATGTCAGCATTAAGTTCTGCTCTTTCTTCATCATCCATTTCAAGTTCAAAGAAAATAGCAAAATCGCTTAAATGCAAATCTCTTACCGCGTCTAAATCTTCTACAGAATATGCACCAATTTTTTGAATCAAATCCTCTCTTAAACTTGGATAATATTTCAGAATATCGGAAATAGCATAACTTGTAGTCTCTGCTGCTTTCAATACCAAATATCCGGCTGCATCCAAAACATGTCTTGTGGCTAAATTTGAGTTATAAGCGAGCATCTTTTGAATGCCAACTAGACTATCCCTGTCTGGATTAGAAGCATCACTGGCCTGATTCATTCCAACAACGTCTGTCAGTTGAGTCGCCTTCATATTGCTTTCATTTCTAAGAGCGGTCAATTTGTTTATGCTGTCTCCAGTCTTAACTTCTGTGAATGGCTTTTGAGCATTATTATAGTCACCTGAAATAGTAGTTGAATTATATAAATAACTACCTTTCATCAAATACATATTAAGTGCTTGCTGAACTGTTTGCGTTTTTCCATCTCCTAAATCAACTTCTGCCAATGCGGCAACATCTATAGCGATTCCGTCCGGTGAAATTCCTTGGATTATTTGTTGCGCTTTTAATTCTAAAACATTTATTTCATCCTCGATAGGAATCATTCTTGAAACTAAACTTGAAATTATTCCGTCTTGAAAATTAGGAGCCACACCATTGTATTGCTCACAAACTTTTCTATTGTTTGATTTGGGTCTTGACATTGATTTTGACAATTCCCATTTCAGCAAAATATTTGTTCCTAAAACCAAAACTCCTTCAAACAAAACTTCCTCTACAACAGAGTTTCTTATGTACTTGTCTTTTTTATTTTGTTTTGTTGCATCGAAAACTTCATCGGCTTCATCTATAATAGTTTCACCATTGGATTTCTTTTTTACTTTAGATGCTCTTTCTCTGAAAGTTTTATACGTGTAATAAAGTAAGTTTGTTGTCCCTTTTAAATTATCTGACGCAGACAATTCATGCATGTTGTACCAATTTTGCCCAGAAAGTTCTATTTCTTTTTTCACTTCTGCATTTTCAGAAGATAGCAATTCCGGATATTCAACGAATATATCGCTAATCAAAACAGTTTTTACATGGCCTTTATAGAAACAGTCTCTAAAGTAAGGATCTTTCGTTTGGGAATAAATCATGTCGGCCGGATCAACTCGCTCAATTATAATTCCTTTTGCCGGATTTAGTCTTGTTCGGTTCCAGGCAACACCATCCACAACCAAATCTCTCTTAATTTGCCTGTCTACAATAAGATTATACTCATTCTCGCTCATTACCGCAGCGATAGCTAATTGATTGGAAAGGCAGTTTGATGGCTTCCAATCCATTTGCATGTGGATATCCAATTCTTCTTTTGTTTGCGGAATTTCGTCAATAGTCATTTCGCTAACATCTATACCGGTTTCCGCTTTTATTTTTTGAGTAATAGGAATTGCGTTTCTTTCTTTCTCAATCTTTTGTCGATATGACCTTTTTTCATCCTGCGAAGTAGGATCAATAGCTTTGGCTACCACTGAATAAGGTCTGTTTACCATTCCGTTAACTACCAAATCTACTATTTTAGGCATTGTAGAAAGAGATTTTTTGCTCAAATTAAGCAAAGATACATCTCCATTAGTACCTAATTTAGCATAATACTTCTCCATATTAACCTTCCCATTGGCATATATTCTTCTCTCGAAAAATTCTGTTCTATTGGCATAAAACCTACATCTCCCACTTCCTTTATAGAACCATTCAGAATAAATCATATTCCCAACAGCTTTCCCGAACTCACGAGATGATTTAGTCACAAAGCTATCTAATTGACTTGGAGGAGCTATGTTTTGCGATATTTTAAATTTACTATCTTCTGTCATGTCTTATCGATATGTTGCGAATTTTATTTGTACTGGTTTTTTTGGTCCAGATGGAGCTAAGTATGGTCTTCTGTTTACCGCCATAATTGCATATCCGGAAGCAATGGTCGCATCAAAGTTAGTTCTTTTTGCAACATTAAATTGAGACCAGTCCCTTAAAGTTCTTTCGAAATCCATACTGCCCATTTCCCCTTCTTCTCTAACAGGAAAAGTATTTTGACCTTGCGCATAATAACCTACATATTTGTCAATGTAGCTTTCTATACCGGTCCAGTGTGTTGTTATCATTTCCTCTCCTGAACTAGGTATACCTCCCAAGTCTCTCTCTGTCTGCGAAAGCTTACTCATTGCCTTGTCAAATCGATTTATAGAAAATCCTCTATAGCCTCTATTTCTAAAATGCAATAAAAATCTAATTTTATTGTTTTCAATAAGTGCGGGCATTCCATAGAATACACAAGCCATCAAACAATCTTCAAAAAATATCTCCGCAGTTTGAGGTCTAGTGACATATTCTAGGAAGAAATAATTGCTTGGAGCATCCTTAAGAGTAGTTCCTGTAAGTCCTAGCATAGCTCCTTTTGATCCTCCAGTGTGTTCTGACCCATTTTCCGTGTTTTCTAATTTACTTCCCTGAGTAGAGTCTTGATCATAAGTGTCTACTCCAAAAGCACCTAAATCGTCATTTAATGGATGCTTACATACAAATCCAAATTCATTTCTTTTTTCTATCCATTTGTTTTGCATTTCTGGAGGAGGAATCCAACCAACTAGAAACCGCCCTTTTTCAGTTGGAGTCCAAATAACTCGGGTATCAGGATTATTGTTTTCCCATGAAAAATTTCCTCTAACAAGTTTTTTCCTTACATCATACGTCTCATTAAAATCTAACTGTTCATTTATTTTTTCAATATTGAATATTGTAGATGTTATCTCATCGCGAAAAGCATCCTTTAGAGTCATAGGAAACGCTCTAAGTTCGTTATTATAATCTACATCTCCTTCTTTCTTTTTTGCAGATCTTTTAGCCTCCAAGAACTGTACAGACCCAATTGTCTTAATTTTCCCTTTTGTATTTATGAAGCTTTCTCCAGGAACAACGTGTTCGTGACAAACTCCATATTTATCTGTATAATCAGCCATGTTTTTGTGGGCTGGTAAAAAATAAGCATAAAGCCCGCTTGGAGTTCTTTCAGTAATTTTGTCTCTTGACTTAACTAAAGATTGTTTGTGAAGCTCTAAAAACGCCTCTCCGCCATCCTTCATGGCTGCAACTGTTGAGCCTACAAAAGCTTTTCCAACAATATCACCACCTTCGTCCATAGTTGGGCCTACCTCTCCCCAGTGTTTAAGAAAATTTAATCCTCTTTTCCATTTAGAAGCTTCATCGGCAAGATATCTGAACATTGCTTGTCCATCATACGCATCTTCTTTTGTTGGCTCATAATCAAATGTTGAGTTCAGATAATCTTTTGTGCTCGTGTCTCTATTTTTTTTAGATGCATTAGAATTGTTAGATGGTTTTGCGAATTCAATTCTAACATCACTATCTTCTTTTCCTTTAACTATTGGTCTAAAGAAAAAAGGTAAATTAAGAAAAGCATAAGAAAGTTTTTTGAATGCTTTTTTAGCATCTTCATCAGACTTAGAAGTTAATCCAAAATTTGCTTTATTTGTGGATGTAAATTCATTTAGCATTCTGAATAATTTTTCATAAGTATATCCAGTCCTTCTAGATTTTACAAAAAACTGACCTATACATCTTTGATCTAAAACACAAGCTTCTGTATGGTAAAACATTAGTTTCTGGGCTTCTCTATACCCCATGTAACCAACAAATCGTTCATCTTTTAAGATGCACCAATTTAATGCAAAATAATGTGATCCTGTTAAATAAACAGCTTCTCCATTATTCATAAACCAAACTCCTTCTCTTCTTCTTTTAAACTCTTGTAGGATGAAATCAGTAAAAGCGGATTCCGTATCTGGAGTTAGTCCGTTAGGCATCTCTGTTCTTCTCCAATATTGTTGTTCTTTTGGATATTTTTCAAAAAGAATGTCTTTTCTTCTTGGTTTTTTAGGCAGCATAATATTTAAACCATCAAGAACAACGACTTCTCCTTTTGTACCCAGTGGGCAAATCATTACACTATCAGAGCCTTTGTCATACCATTCTTTATGGTAGTTTTTTAACGGGTAAAATTCTTGATTTGCAAATTTTTCAGGGTATCCTCTTTTAAATTCCCTTTCTTGTAAATCAAATTTATCTGCTTCTATTTGCTTTTTCAACTCAATATTACCAGCATTAATATCAGTAATTGCCTTTAATATAATCGGCTTTGATCGAATAGCGTTTCCGTATTTCTCAGCTTCTAATTCCTTAAAGTCAATTTTCTTTTTTAATGCTTTTCGAAGAACTTCAATTGAATTTTCTCCAGCTCCTACCAAATCCACGATATATCCTTTTAGTTTATCGTGAGAAGGGGCATTAGGACTATTTTGCCATGTTACAAGCAGTTCTTTTATAGCGGAAAAAGAGTCGATTCTAGACTTCACCAAGCTAGACAGCTTTTCATCATCAACTTCCAGAATATCAACGCTAAGCGCCATTCCTGTTAATGCATTTTGAATAGCATATTCTATTTCTTCGGAAAGTCCTCGCATTGTGTTATTAGAATTATAAGATATAATTCACTTGAATATTTGTTATGGTAAATGATGGCGTGGTTCCTCCCAATGTCCATACAACTCTCCATGTTCTTGGAAGCGCTGTACTTGATGTAGCAATGTTTCCTGATGTTGCTACTCCGGCAGCTGTGGTTATGCCAGGAAAAACTTCTATTGCGTACACGCCCGTAGCTGTTAATGTTGCTGTTGCGGCTCCAGGAAGATCAACCCATGTTGTTCCGGAGTCTGCCGATCCTTGTAACTTAAATACAGCTGTAGGAGTAGTTCCTGTTACAGTACCTAAATTCACAACTACTAAAGCTCCTTTTGCACTTACATTTGTTTGTGTAGCTCCATTTCCTGTAGCTGTTTTTGCTCCAGTATCTCCGGTTGTACTAACAACAGGGGTAAGGTGATTTGCTAAAATCGGGGTAGTATTTGGGGTATTTCCTACTTGAACCGTCCATGTACCAGACTGTGTCATGGCACTACTGTAAGGAATAGGAATTAATGCCTGTAAAAGAGTGTAGGCATTTGATATGTCGGAAGGGGTAGCTCCTCCAATAGTTTTTATGTTTTCAAACAAAAATTCTCTTTCATATTCCCCAAAATCAAACAAGTGTATTTTTTTTGTTTGCCCAGATACTATAGGATTGTAAAGGTGTACCGATGGTGCTCTATATTCAAGTATTTCAGAGTTTTCAAAATCAGAAAGAGCATTATCTAACGTGGCTATTAACTGCCCATTAGCAGACGTAAAAATATATTTTGGAGTTGGCATAATAGTTTTTTTTAAGTTCTTTAAATAAGTTCAAATTTATGAATTATTAAACGACAACAAACGTTTGTCTTCGTTTAATTTGTTTCTAATCAAGTTTGGCTAAAATAGAACTATTCCTCATTCTGTAAAGCCTCATATCTTCAATCATAAACTCGTATTCCGAATCTACGCTAAAAGCTATTCTGTCACCATTATTAACCCCTATGGATTTCAAATAATTGTTTGTGTACTTGACAAAGCCTTGATGCTCTAATTCAACGTCTCCAATCCATTTCTTAGTTTCGATAATTGGTTCTACAAAACAAAAGCCCTCAACCGGGATTTTCTCCTCTACTCTAATTATTAAAAATATTAATTCAGGAAGAACAAAAAATAAATCTCCTTCTATATGAAAGTCAGATTCTCTTGTTAATCCTTGTCCGTCAAAAAACGTTCTAAATACATTATGCTGAACAACAACATGATCACCTATTTTTATTTCTCCTTCATAATTCAATGGAACAGACTTAACTACTCCTATTCTGTTTACGTCTTTAGCGTTTTCTATAGAAGTATTAATAATCATTTTTTTATCACCTATTTGTTTTTCGGTGATGAACTTTTCGTTATTTAACGGAGAAACGATAAATCTGTTTGGCATCCTATACATAATACTCAACTGTTACATTGTTGTTTTTTGGAATGTCTTTCCAATGTTTGCTTTCTGCTCCGGAGGAAAGATAAACCTCATAATGATTGTCTTTTTCAATAATATTGGTAATAGTTCTCATTTCCTGTTTGCCATCAATTTTTATAGGGCGTGGCTTATCTGCTACATACACAAAAGGCTCTCTGTTAAATATTTCTACTGACAACAATCTTATTCTTTTAGTTTCCATTTTATTTTTATTTAATTATACGCAACTATCAAAACTAGAGTTAAGAGGATCTCCTTCCATTGCAGCCAATGTATTTCCTACACTGATGTCAGATGAATCATTACAAATTATCTCCACATAAAATGTAATTACAGTTAAAACACTATCCATTACAGCATCAAGAGTAGCCGTACTAAAATTAGCTTTTTTTAATGTAAAAGTCATGGGAATAGAAGCTGGAACTGTAGTACCATCTACAATATAAGAAGTTATTGTACCTATAGAATCTCCCGCATCAATGGTTCTCGACCCCAACTCTTCTGTAAAATCAATAGTTCCACTTAAGCTCATTTTTATATTATCTAAATTATGAGCTTCCCATGTTACGCAATAATTCAAAGAAGGAGGAGCGTAATCTTCCACTTCTGTCATAAAAATATGTCTCTTAAATTCATTCATCAGACTTTAGTATTGCCAAGTAGGTTAAAAACATTTGTAGATCCTTTTTGGATTAGGTATTGCGAATAACCTGTTCCTTTACTTTTTAATCCTACTGGATTTGTGACAGTTGTTCCTGATGCAATATAAGTGACATCGGAAGTCCCTCTATGAATGATCCCGACTTGAAACTTTCCTGTCAATCCTGCGGGAACAGTTATACTTACAGCATTGGCCCCGTTTTCAACAAAAATTGTATAGTCATTATCACCATTTACAAGAGTATAGTTACTGGACGTAAAATCATCAGGATATGTGAGTACTTTTTGATTATCATTAACAGCATTTGTTCCGTTAGTTCCATTAGTTACTGGAAATGTAGTTGTTGTAGCATCTGTAAAAGTTATAGTGTACGTATCTACTAATCCAGCGGTAGAAGTTTTTACGATAGAAGAAATCCCTTTTCCTGGCACGCCTTGTATTCCTTGGATTCCCTGAATACCTTGGATTCCCTGAGCACCATTCGTAACATTAAAGTTAGATGTAGAAGAATCGGTATATGTGATAGTATAGGTGTCAACAAGTCCTACGGTGTTTGTTTTTGTGATCGAGGAGATGCCTTTTCCTGCCGGACCAACAGATGTTGGTATTTCTATAAAATCAGGTTCAGTTACAGGTGTTTCAGAAATACCTACTGTAATGTTTTGAAGTTTTAATATCCACTTGTATCCATTGACAGAAACCACTACTAAATGATACCTTAAAACACTGTATGATGGATTGAGATTGTTGAGTACTTCACTTGGCGAATCTAATGCGCCAGAGTATGTTATTTCAGTTATTTTTAGAGTACCGCCCATATCCGGAGACAATCCAGCTATAGCAAATGCCCTGATAGATTCAAAAGCAAAGCTAACTGTGGAATCGCTGCTTTCGCTATCAGATCCAGGAACAAAGTCAGATTCTACTATATTTACTTTTAAAGGATATGCCTCCTTTTTTTTTATCTTAGTCATAAAATAGCGCAGTTTTTATATGTGAAACAAAGATATTAATTTAATGACAGCAAAATTCTATTTGTCATTTATAATATATAGTTTTGAGTTCCATTGGAGTTAATTTTAATATTGCTGAACTGAGCAGACAAAACAAAAGTGTTTGCTGAATTTATCAACTGAGATCCATTACCTTTAACAGTCACTGTATTTGCTGTAATATCTGTTTTAATGACTTTAATTTCATATCCTGCTGTTGCAGCAGCTAATGGGAGAGTAATTGTTACATTGGCTGATGTAGCATTTACATAGACTACCAGAGTATTATTATTTAGAAAATCACTTAGAACAATAGTGTAGTTGGCTGTTTTACTTAGGTAATTATCCTTTTTGGCCAATAGGTTCAAACTAGATGGTTGAACTTTATAATTAATTGAACCATGAGACCCATTACCATTATTGTAATCCAAACCATCTAAAACCACTGTATAATCTGAAAAATTATTATACTTCACTTTTAAAAGTTGAACTGATGCTGTCAAGTCGTAAGGATTTGGCTCACCGTGTAAATACAAGTATCCATCTCTACTAATTGAATTATCGTCAGTTATTGAGGTTGGCAAAGCCTTACTATCCTCCGTAGCCAAAGTTAAACAGTCTAACCTTACTAGAGATTTTCCGTAAACTGTCGTTAAGATCAATTTATTGTTAAAAATAGTCATCCAGTGTGGCGTGACGTAATATCCTCCAGATAAAGTTGTGTTTATTGTAATATTGGTACGTTCCCTTTTCATGTTACCTTGAAGGTCATAAACACGAATAGCCATTGTGTTCCCATTGATCGTGAAAGGGACATACAATTCATCGTTATAAATTAAAAAAGGTGAAGACGAAGTTGTATTGTAACCTGCAATAGATGGAATAGAAAATGCATTCCTATAACTTAATAAATTATCCGAAATTTCAATAAACTTTGAAGTTGTAAACCAATCCACGGTACATAGAATATATAATTTATTTTTGTAGCCAATTATATCAGTTGTAGAACCTGTGTAATCTGAGGTGTTTGGCAAAGTCAAAGTTCTAATATCTGAAAAATCATATGGATTTATTTTTGTAATGGTTGTTAAACTAGATCGAGTAGCTGTAAATAAAAAATCATTGTGATAAATAAGACCGTGAATTGGAGCAGCTAAATTTCCCGATTCTATTGCATCGAAAATCAAAATATTTTTTTTAATTTTTGCTCCCAAAAGACGAACTATAAAAACAGGCAAACTATTATCATTAGTAAAATTTCCAACTATAAAAAAATCGTTCCCATTCCTAACGATTTCATTTGTCATAGTAATAGTTACAGACACATGTGGTTGCAAATCTAATTCTCTGTAAATGTCTGTTTTGTACATTATTTTTGAACTATCGAATAGAGTAGCAATATAAAAATCTTCTGGTATAGGTTCTGAATTCAACAACGCTAAAACCCCATCAAAACTAAAATTTACAGTTTTGTCGCTGTTTTCAGAGTCCGACCCAACAAATTTGTCGCTTGACACAGGTGTTTTTATTGGGTATTTTTTTATCTTGGTCATTTTACCTTTTAATGTTTAAAATGGATTTCTTTACACCAATCATGCCGTAGTCTTGATTATTTATTCTTAGGTATCCAGCAGAGGCCATATCTCCTTTTTTGTTTTGCAGATTCAAATCCAGCATATAAACACCTTGATTCAAGTCTTTATTAATTCCTACGGATCCACCAAGCAGCACCCTTAGCTTTGTTTCTTTTACAGCTGCCTCAACTTCTCTTTGTTTTAAAATGTATTCCGGAGTGACTTCCTGAACCTCTCCTCTTACGATTCCATTTATAGTGAGCTTCATATATTTATCTTCAAATATAGAGGAAAATTTATTCAGTTCAATTGCTTTATCATATGCTTTTGTTTTTAAAGAATCACCGATTATTGCATAATTTATTTTAAGACTATCGTTTTCTTTTATTAATTTTTCATTTAATGGATTCTCTACATAAACTAATCCATCTTTTTTAATTTCAGAAACAGGATTTTGTTTTATTTCCAATGGAGATGATTCAGGTTTTTTTGCTTCAAATTTTCCGGACACTGCAGGTACAATAACTTTTTGTGTGGTTTTCTTATTTTCAGAAGAACAACCTCCAAACCACTGTAAAGCGAAATGAAATATTATTGCCACAAACAAATATTTAATTGCCTTGACTGCAAATAATATAATTGGCGAGTTTAAATTTATCTGTGTCATACGGATGTTTCTTTCCCAACTATTAAATCCGATATTACTATTTTATTTTTCATGTCAATTTGTTTTTAATTACATTATCAATATATTTTTTAATTTCAGGCGTAGCTTTTGGATAATCAAAATACCCTTTTAATTCCGATGCTCTACGGCCTCTCACTTCTACGTTTTTTCTCCACATGGCAATTGCATCAGCAATTTTAATATCGTTTGGATTTTCGTTTATTAATCGTAAAAAAGTAGAGTTTGCAAATCCGGTTTTACCTATGTTGTAAGCAATAGAAACTAAGTTGTTAAATTGGTTTTGATTGGTTGGTTTTTTTATTTTTGAATCAACAAACTTTGCGAAATCATTAGCAGTTAATTTTCCTAATTCTTGTGCTTCCTGCAACGTTAATGGTTTATCATCCATTGTTACTTTTCTACCATCCAAATAGTAAGTGTTACCAAGTGCAATTGTAGGTATTTCTTCGGTATCCAAATAAGGCTTTAATTTTAATCCTTCCCTTTGGTGTAATATCTTTAATCCGTTTTCGTCTAATCTCATTTCACAATTTCTTTGAATATTTTACGTATCTTTTTATCACCATCGCAAATAGTTTTTTCTATAAGTTCTAACAAGTGTTCAAACTTTTCTTTTTCCTTATCTACTGATCCCGTACACATAGCGTTTATTTTTTGGACTCAATATATTCCATTACTTTAGTAACCTGGCTGATAGAAAGATTTACAGATTGATGTACTTTAAGCATTGTTTCATTGCTTGTTTGTAAATACTCTCTAAATTCTTTCTGAAGCGTTTCGGTTCTTTTGTAAAGAAATACTACCGTAGTAGATAATGCAACTATAATTACTATGCATCCGGTCGCAAAATTTATACTTCCGTAGGCTAATTGAGCTGTTTCGTTTAATTGCGTTTGTAAAAACATCATTTGTTTAGGCATTTATTAAGTTGATAAATTCCTAATGCCGATAAAGTTAAACTAAATATAGTAACTTCATACCATACATTATAGAGCGTTGGGTTATATAATCCCCATATATTTACTAAATTAACTAAGAATAAACATACAGGAAAAAGTTTAGTAAAAATACAATATTTACCGTAATAAAAAACATAAAAAAATAGCACATCGGTAATCAAAGAAAAACCTCCGATGTTACCCCATAAAACATAATCAAAATCATATCCAAACCAAGGAATTATAACAGACAAAAAACTTACTCCCATAAGAAAAATAGGGAGTAAGTAAATAGTTTGTTTTAAAAAGAATTTCATGTTATGGTTTGGAAGGATTTTTTTGACCCCCCCCGGCTATTGGCTCATCGAAAAATGCCTGAATTTTACCATCGGCTATATTTGATTTCTCATCCATTGTATTTCTTATATATGCCTTACCCCTACTGAAAAACTTTTGTAAAACGTAAGAACCTAAAAATCCCCACCCCACAAAAGAGCAAATAACATAGTCAATTATTTTTGGGTACTTCGCTACAACTTCACCAAAAACAAGCAACCAAATTAACACAGACAATAAAGAACTTGAAACTCCAAACCAATCAACACGCAAATAATTTTTAAAAGTGAATTTAACATTCAATTTTTCTGCATCTGTAATTAAATCTTTTGCTTTAAAAAGACAATGCGCAATTACTCCTAGTAATCCCGCTAACAAGTAAATTAAGTATTTTTCCATT